ATGGAAACTTATGATATATATTTTAAAGAAGGTAATGATTTTGCTAATAAAGGATTTTCATTGAAAGATAAGGCTAAGGCCATTAGAATGGCGGAAGATATGTTGGCTGAACGCAAAGGATATGTGAAGGATTTTGTTGGAGGAACTATTTCCGTAATGTGTAAAGAAACGAAAGAGGAAGTTTGGTCCAAGCCGATAGAGGAGGTTTAATGCAATTTTTACATCTCTTTTTGCCTTGCCAATCATAGAGTTGTGAAATACAGTGCTGTAATTGAAATGGTACGTAGCCGTTAATAGCAGCAACCCTTGGTTGTATTTGTGGTGGATTTGTTATTGGCGGACATGAATATTTCTTTCTCTTCTAGGATATTCGGTATATTTCTCCTTTCATGCTTTTGCCGGACTGATATAGATAATGCCGGGTAGCACTTGATAGGACGATGATTGTTCTTTTACTAAGATGCTTCAGTATGACTTTTTTCCGATCCTATCCATTCTTGACATATAGTTGTTATTCATAGCTAAATACACCGTATTCCCAATGAAGCTTTCTGTGGGGATCCCTTTGGTGTTCGTGTAACTATTGTGACTGTTATTATGCCGATGGGGTATAGTATTGATACAACAATGATTTTTCATAATAACTTTTAACTTATGATTTAGATAGCTCCGACTTGTCACAAATCGGGGTTATTCGCTTGTTATGCTATTAAACTTGGTCAGCTATTGGTTAACAATTTCACGCAACAGTAACTCTTTGGAGTAAAAGTGGCAAATAATTTTTTTGTTCACATGAAAAAAACTTTCCCAAAAGCTTTGTATTATTGATTTTCTATGTATCTTTGCATCGTTATTATTTCTCGGGGTATTAGCTCATCTGGCTAATTTTTTCTACTTCTTAATCTGCTGTTTGTCACCTATTTATATTTTTCGTTTTCGTTTGATGTTGAAACAATGTTGAAACAAAGGAGATTTTCATGTTAAAGCCGGGCGTAATCCCCAGCTTATGTTGTTTTTTAACTCTTCCCGGATTCCAATCATGTTCTTTAGTTGTTATTGCTAAAACAATTTTCAAATCATTTCAATTCATCAAGCCTGTAACTACTTCCGTCTATAAATATCGAAGTACCGACAGTTGTAAACGTAGCCTTCTCCCTCACCATTCCACCGAGAGAGTTTTTAGCCCCATAATCCAGTTCCCAATTTACTGTGAAATCTCCATCCTTTGTGTATTTTTCGCTGTACACCTTGAAAGATTCAGGGTCTTTTAAGGTATAATCGAAATATGCTTTATACACTTTCCTCCCTTTATAAACAGCTTCATCGCAGGAACTCATACAGAATAGTGCTGACAAGCCTATTATGGTAAATAGAATCTTCTTCATAATCTTATATATTTAGTTTGTTCTTTAATTCTTGGATTTTTCTAATAGCCTTTTAGCCTTTTCTAATCTTGTAATATACTCCATTACGTCATATTGAACGAAAGCCCATTTCCCGTCTTCATATCTAATGTTTTCATTAGTTTCAAGAGCCTGCATCACTTGATTGTATAACGACGAATCATCTTCGATTGCCCTTCCGGCTCTGCGCTCATTTTCTTTCATAAATACACTTATGGCTATCTTAATGATTCTGATTTCATTATCATAATCTTTCTTTTTCCGATAAAGAATCATTAATCTATCATATGGATGTGTTGCTGGAAGTTGTGGTATAATAGCTTTTTCATATACAGCTATAGCTTCATTTATCATACCTTCCTTTTCTAAATCTATGCCTAATTTAATCAATCTTGAATTTTCATTCAGAACTTCTTGTTGAGCTATTTCTTTAAATTCTTTTTCCTGCTTTTGTTTAAGTGTTTCAAAACGAGATTTTTCCAAATGGTTTAGTCTATATTCGAGTTCACCTTCGTCTTTACATAAGACCTCTCTCGCTTTAATTCCACTTGTTTCTCCTACAATTCCAGCACATTCAAGTTGGTCCATAATACGCCCTGCTCGATTATAACCTATAGCAAATTTACGCTGAATTAATGAAGTAGAACCTTGCTGGTGAATCACAACCAAACGGGCAGAATCTTCAAATAGCGGATCAAGTCTAATCATATCAACATTATTTACAGAGGGATCTTCTATTTTTTCTTCCTCTTCTTTCTTTATAAATATCTCTTCTTTTTTTTTGTCTACTTTTTCTTCTGTATCTGTAATTATCCTATTTATAGGTGTTTCTGTAATTAGGGTTTCATTATCGTTGCCAATTTCATTGTCCATTTGAACTGTTTCCTTTTTCTCAACCGACGATAAATGTAAAGCAAATCCTATTATTATAAGAAGTATAGATAGAGCAAAATGTATACCACAGATTGGCAATATGACTGCAAGGGCATAGCATATAAACGAGAAAAGACATCCAGTATAATTCTTTATTTCATATCCAGAATCTGCATTATTTAATTGCGTTCTATGATTGGACATATTATTGTTACAAACTTTTGTTCTTGAATAGATACCTGTGCCGGGTATTCCTGTCGTAACGTACGTTCCTCGTTTACCGAAATTTACTTTTGCTCCTCGTGGACCAATCGACCAACTTGTACCAGATTTGCTAACATTCATGTGTACTCCAGGAAGTATCTTAATTCTTTTTCTGAAATATAGTCCCATAGTATTAGATTTTATTTATAATAATGTATCGCTTACGATGTGCTGTTTTACTATCCAAAGACTTCTTATTTGATCTATTTCTATATCGAAATCATCAAATTCCTCCGTATTAATAGAGTGAGCAATCCAGTATTTACGAGCCAAAGATTGTTCCTTATACCTACGTAATATCTTAATGTGTCCATGATATTCTCCGGTTTCTTTGTCTTCTACTACTATTCCAAATATGTTGCCAAATGGTATTGTATTTGGATTATCATGAGGAAGTGTATATCTTTTTAAAGCAACCCAACAGCCAGAAGGAAGTGTTGGGGACATAGATCTTCCTACTATCTGTGCTACTCCTTCACAATCTTTGCAATCGGGTAGATACCAATAGCGGGTGATATCTTCGGTAATACTTATGAGTTGGGTTTGCCCAGCTGCAAATTTAAAACTTACCTGTGGCAATAAATGCAATCCTTTATTTTTTGCATCTTGAAATTCCTCTTCTGATGTAATTGATGTGCCGGAAGATGTCGGTATATTAGGAATCACATCATCTGTATTTTTATCTTCGTTTATCGCGTTCCCTCTTCCTGTAAGGATGTACTCCGAATTTATTTTGTTACAATTCATGCAAACAGCAGACAATATATCTGATGGAAGGGATTTTTCTTTCCCGGTATTAGTCTTTCCTCCTTTCATCTGCGAAATTTTAGATTGAGCAGATTTCACTCCATACTTTGTTTCTATTTCATAAGGGGTTATACCAGCTTTTTCTATTGCTTCAAAAAATCTATCAATCATTCCCATAAATTATATCTTTTAATTTGATGCTTTATAAATATAAAGTATATTTGTATCGGAATCAAGTTGCGGATGATTTCGACTAAATTGTTTAACTGTTCCCATTAAGGGACTATATAGGCGACTTAACTTCAAACCGCAACTTTGGAGTTGGTCGCTTTACTTTTATAGTTATGGTAATAATCAATCCTTTTCTATTTGAATCAATGAGAATGCAAATAGAAGAGTCATCTCATACGCCAAACAAAACAATCTGTAAGGATCCATTTAAAGAATCAAACAGGCTTATTGATAATGCAAAAGAATCATACTTCAAGATCTTGAAGGAAGAGAAGCGCGCTATCAGAGAAAGTGCCAATCCTTCCGAGTTTAATCTTTAGTTTCCTTGTGAATGCATCGTCAAACAGTGTATATCCATATCGTGTTTTAAGTTCTTTCAACTGATTAATAACATAATCTATATCTTCCTTATCTTTAGTCTTTTCAGTGGTCTCAAGCATCATGTAAATAGATTGCCTTATATCTGCTATATTTTTTAATTTCATAGCCATGTGTAGCAGGCGTATCTCTATATACATCATAGTTTTTGCTGTATGAATTACATGATGGTCACTTATGTCCTGTAATTTTTCTTCTATTTCATTTTTAAGGTCGTTTTTTAACCCAAAAATGTTATATCCAACCATTACGGCTAATGCTCCTACAACGAAAGAAAGAAAAGCAATCATAGAATCGAATAGAGTCCATGTTACAGGCTCGTATTTGCATAGCCATAGCAATATTGCAATGACACTTAATCCAAGTGCTATCCACGCTATCCAATTTCTATTTCTGTCTTCTTTCTTCATATTATAATAAGGTATAACCTGCTTTTATAGTTAAATAATGTTGTTATACTTTATAATTGTAAAGCAATTCTTTGTTGCTTTACAATTATAAAGTATATTTGCATTATCAAATTAAACTGATACAAAGAAACGAAGATTAATTCAGATTTCAAATAGTATAAACATATTAAAATACACGATTATGAGAACAAGAGAATTTTTACACGAAGTAATGAGCCTTGCTTGGCAGTTCGTTAAGCGTAATGGCTACACCATGAGCGAAGCAATGAAGGTCGCTTGGGCTAACTTGAAGTTGAAAGGTGAGATGAAAAAGAAGATAGTGAAGTTCTACTTCAAAAAAGTGGACGGTTCCGTTCGTGAGGCATACGGTACACTAAATGAAAAGCTGATGCCTGCCATCACTGGTACTGACAACAGAAAAAAGAATGATACCGTCCAGACTTACTATGATACTGAACGCCAAGAATTCAGATGCTTCAAAAAAGCTAATCTGATGTCAATCGCATAAAAGATATGGATATGAATGCTTACACGATTAACCAGCAGTTGGATAGCCTTTATAAAGATTTAGAGGCTGCCCATAACAATGATGAAGAGGCTGTCTGCCTGATGTTCAATGCTGATAGCAAAAAAGAAGCTATCCAGTTGATAACGGATGAGATAGACAGTTTGGAAGATGCCTTAAAAGGTTTTGAAACTTGTGAAGATGATGGCATGGACTACGATGCTCTATGCCGGGTACAAGGTATCAGCCGATACGCATAATACACGATTATGCAACGCACGACAGCCCTACAGACGGATTGAACGGCAACCGATAGCGAGAATCGGGTAGGGTACTATTGATTAGTTCTTTGAAATTCTGTAAAAGCAATTACGGTGTAATTCATAAGCCGTTTTTGCCAACCAAAGATAACAAACGCACATAAGCAAGTTGGAGCTTGTGAGCTGTGCAATGTTTAACAATTAATAGAAAACACCGCAAAGAATCGTCTTTGAGCAGTGAGCATACGGGTTAGGCGTCCGTACTGTTTTCGACAATATAGCCTGTACTGAACTGAAATAAGGTTCTGTTATTCGATTAGGGTACAGGTACTTATTTAAATTTATACGATTATGAAAACAATCCAATTCGTTTTATCTATATTGGTTAGTATATGTGCTGCCGGTATGCTTTACGGGGCTATTACTACTTACAGTCCTATGAAAATATTCTCTATCACTATAATGAGTGTTATATGTGTAGGGTGTGTGTCGCTCATGAGAATAACTTATAGAGAACTTAAAACAGACCACTAAAAGGTAGTCCTATAATCCGGCACAAGGCGCATGGGGATGAGTGCACAATCACCTTGTAAACCAGCTGGGCAGTAATTTATGAAGTAGCATTGTTGGAATGCGTGTAAGCGATTAATTGTTGGTATTAACTTATATTCTAATTTATATATTCATTTAGCTTACAAGAAGTAGGTTCGACTCCTACCTTTTTAACGACATTTTAAATTTATACGATTATGACAGTGGAAGAATTAAGAGGCATGACGCATGAAGATTTAGTAAGGCGTGTGCAGGAACTGGAAGAGGCTAACGAGAAATTAGCTGAAGAGAAAAATACATGGTATAAATCTTGGAGTGATTTGAACCGGAAGTTTGATCATTTCAAGAACGCGGTTAAAAGCATTGTTCTGATAATAGATTAGATATTCGTGTTTTATATTGTGTTTGTACTGGGTGTGCCGTCCGTGAGGATAGTGCACCTTTTTTAATCGGATGGTTAGCTTATCGGTTAGAGCTTCGTGTTGCGCAAATAATTGGCACGATTGAGAGGGGTTCGATTCCCTTACCATCCACGAATCATTAATTAAATTTTACTCTTATGGCAAAAGAACTGAAAGAAAGAACAGAAATCAAGAAAAAGCTGAAAAAGAAGAATGACAGAATCAGCTTTGACTTTAGCGACAAACTTGCCGGACAGCTTCGCAGGTGTACCGCTGATCTTAACAGGCTGGCAAGGATTGATCGGATAATAGACAAGGAGCAAACTTTGTATTCGGTGGACACTAACAGGGAAGCCGGATATATTGAGGTTATTCGCAATTATTAATCAGCTGACTTACACGATTATGAAGAGAGTTTTTAATGAACTTACACCTGAATGCGAGATTACGGCACGAATGTATGCACAAGGGTATGAGAAAAAAGAAATTGCAAACCTCAAATGCCGAGCGGTCAGCACGATAAACAACCAACTGCAAAGAGCTTTTGAGATTTTGAACGTAAGGAACGGCAGAGAACTGGCAACCATGCTATATGAGAGAATAGCTGGTATGAAGTTCACGATGGACTTTTCACCTACTATTAGGTCGGCTGTTGCTTTCTGCCTGTTGTGCATCTTTTCTTTTTCGCTCTATCACGAACAGGGCGATATGAGAAGGGGACGAAGAACGAGAGTTGAACGAATTGAAAGAACTGGACGGTATGGAGGTAAGACTTGAATTATTTGAATTTAAAAATATCTGCATGGACATGGCGGAGCTTGGTGCAGCTGCCAGTGAGAAGAAACGGTCTCCTGTATCTGATGAAATCAAGCAAAGAGAAGCGTTCAGATGGTTAAAGACACTTGGGTATGAACCTAACTTTTTGGAAAAGTTAGAGAAAGAAGGATTGGTGCATAAGAAAAGAAAAGGCTCATCCAGAAATTCTCCTATCATATATTCCAAGTTCGAGATACAATCCGCTATTAATGCTTTTAAAATGAGTAAATATCTGAACAAATAACCCTATAAAATTTACGATTATGTCACTGATTAAGAAAAGTAATGAATTAGTTATCCCGACCACCGTGAAGATGATGATTTACGGTCAAGCCGGAATGGGAAAGAGTACGGTAGCATTGAGCGCACCGAAACCGCTGCTGTTGGACTTCGATAACGGCGTGAAGCGCATGAACATGGCGCACTTGGAGAATATAGACACGGTACAGGTCACTTCATGGAGCGATGTTCAGCAAGTTCTTCAAGAGGACTTGTCCGCTTATCAGACCATTGTAGTAGATACCATCGGCAAGATGATGGACTTCATCATTACTCACAAGTGTGGAACCCGCCAGCCGTCCATCCGTGATTGGAGCGGTATCAATGCAGAGTTTTCATGGATGACACGAACACTTTCGGGGCTTAACAAGCACATCATTTTCGTTGCCCATCGCGACACAAGAAAAGAAGGTGATGATACGGTGTTTATCCCTGCATTGCGTGAAAAATCCTACAACTCTATCGTTACTGAACTGGATTTGCTCGGTTATCTTGAAATGAAAAGCGAAAGAGGCGTCCAAAGACGTACTATCACTTTTGACCCAACTTCAAGAAATGACGGTAAGAATACTTGCAATCTTCCTTCAGTGATGGAAGTTCCTACCATCCTTGACAAGAATGGTAATCCAACCGCAAAGAACGACTTTATCACCGCCAAGATAATCAATTCGTATTTGGGTATGCTTGCTGCCAAGAAAGAGGCACAGGAAAAGTATGATAAAGTTATTGAAGAGATAAAAGAACAGATCGAACTTATTACGGATGCGGAATCTGCCAATAATTTTATCGCGCAAATAGATAACTTTGAGCACGTTGGTTCTTCAAAGCAAATGGCGGCAAAGTTGGTAGCTAACAAAGCGAAGTCTTTGAATCTGAAACTTAATTCAGAAAAAAAATATGAACCAGCAGCCTAAATATCGTATTTACGCAACGCTTCTTGATGCCTTTGGGGCATATCTGAATAGTGATGTGATTTGGGATAAGTACTGGGGGTGGTCAGAAAATCCACCCCATACTCCCGAAGAATTTCACGAACAACAGTTTCAAGAACTGATAGACCGGATTAACCGCAAGTCATTCGACAGCGAAGCGGCAGACAAGGGAACAGCCTTTAATGAGGTTATTGACTGTATGGTTGAAAATCGGAAATCCGAAACCGTGCAGGTTGAAAAGATATATAAGGTAATACGCGAAGGAGCTTGTGACGAAACAGGTAAACCTTTGTATTACGATGAGGTTCAGACCAACGAGGTTATAGGTTTGAAAGCTACCTATAATAATCGTGTTTTTACTTTCCCAATCTCACTTTGCCGAGAGTTTTCCGGTTACTTCAAAGGAGCATTAACCCAACAAAGAGTAGAAGCGATTCTTCCAACCGCATACGGCAATGTTTTGGTTTATGGTTTGATTGACGAACTGATGCCTACCAGTATTCACGACATCAAAACAACCGGTAGTTATACCGTGGGAAAGTTCAAAGATCACCACCAGCATTTAGTATATCCATACGCTTTAATGAAGAACGGTTCTGATGTACGGACATTTGAGTATAACATTGTGGAGTTCAACAAAGGCGGTTATGTGGTAGATACCTATACAGAAACATACGTTTTCAATCCTGAACGTGATATACCAATCCTCACTAACCATTGTGAGGAGTTTATCCGGTTCTTGGAAGAAAACAGAGAACTTATAACCGATAAAAAGATTTTTGGAGGAGAAAATTAATGGCAAACCAAATAACCGGACGGATAATCGAAATTGGACAAACCGTTCAAATACCATCCAAAAACGGTGGTTCCTCATTTACAAAACGGGAGTTTATTTTAGATGCTACTACTTACGACCCTTATACGGGAGAGCGTAGCGAGTATGAGAATGTTATTCCCTTAGAGTTTTCAGGCGATAAGTGTGCAGAACTTGACCGCTTTAATCAGGGTGATGTTGTTACTGTATCATTTGTCTTACAAGGGCGTTCTTGGACGAATCAAGACGGAGAACTCAAACGTATGGCATCTATTCGGTGCTACAAAATAGATGCGCGTGGTGGTGTATCGCAACAAACAACATCGGTACAACAGCCAGCGCCACAACCGACCTATCAGCAACAGTCGCAGAACTTTCCGCCTCCGGTTGATGCTAATGGTAATGTAAAGGACGATTTGCCTTTTTAGCGTATGCTGTTCGACTTGAAGAATGATATGGAAGAGATTTGGAAAACAGTAAAAGGTTATAATGGATATTATCAAGTTTCTAATACAGGTAAAGTTCGGAATCCTAATAAGGTGCTTACTCCAAATGTTGGAGTAAAGAACGGATATGTTTATGTTACTTTGAGAAAAGATAAAAGACTGTTACATCGAATTGTTGCAGAAACTTTTATCCCCAATCCATTTAATAAACCAGAGGTAGACCACATTAATGGAATTAGAACGGATAATAATGTTTGTAATTTAAGGTGGGTAACTCGCACGGAAAACAATAATAATCCTATTACTAAAAGCCGTTTTAGTAAATCTGCTAAAGGTAAAGTTATCAATGCAGAAACTAAAAAACGAATGTCAATGAGCCGAAAAGGGGAAAAACATCCAATGTATAATAAAAAGCATTCAAGTTTTTCTAAAAGAAAGCTGTCTATAACTCATTCAATTCCAGTTGTGCAATTTGGATTACAAATGAATTATATAGCTGAATTTGAAAGTGCAAAAGTGGCTTCTCTTGAAACACAAGTTGCTGCATCAAGTATCAATGCTTGTACGCTCGGCAAAAGGAAAACGGCTGGTGGCTATATTTGGAAAAAGAAAAATGATATTTAATTTATCAAATCATTATGAAATACCCAAGTTCAAGGAGTATGTAAACAAGCTGTTTAGTGAACGTGCGGTGGTGGAAGTGAAAAAGAAACTACCTAACCGCACGCTTGCCCAAAACAGCTACTTGCATCTTCTTTTAGGGTATTTCGGTAGTGAGTACGGTTGCAGTCTCGACGAAGCAAAAATTGATTTTTATAAGAGGACTTGCAACCGTGATTTGTTTGAACGTAAGACGGTCAACAAGAAAGGCAATGAAGTAACTTATTTGCGCAGTTCTGCCGAGCTGACAACAGGTGAAATGACTTTGAGTATTGACCGTTTCCGAAACTGGAGCGCATCTGTGGCAGGTATCTATTTGCCTGCCGCTAACGAACAACAGATGCTTATCTACGCACAACAAGAAATTGAACGTAATAATGAATTTATTTAAAAATTGAGATTATGAAGAAAAGAAAATTTCCCCAAGATGTAGCAAGATTCTTTCATCCTGAAAAATCAATCAACCCTAAATCCAGCGGTATTCACCAAATAGAGAAAGCCTCTCAAAGAAGCTATATTCCAGTTTATAATACTATGGGTACTGCAAGAAAGGTTTACAATGAGTTTGGCAAAATAAGTTATAGATAATATGGACAAATTTTTAGGACAAGACATTCCTGAACAGGAACGATGGCAGTTTCTTCAGGACAATGCCGATGCAGTGGAGAAAATCGGTTATACTCACCGATTCACACCCGAAGAATTGGCGCAAAAGAAAGAAACATTAGCCGAGGTATCAATTACAATCAATGATATTGAGATTGAAAAGAAAGAGGCTATGGAAGAGTTCAAAGAACGCCTGAAACCTTTGAATGAAGAAAAGCAAGAACTCTTGGACCATATCAAGAGAGGTTCAGAGTTTGTAGAAAATGAAGAATGCGCCAAAATCCTTTACCATGAGGAAAAGATGGCAGGATTCTATAACAAGTTGGGTGAGCTGGTTTATAGCCGCCCGATTATGCCGCAAGAAATGCAGAAGACAGTATTCAGTATTAACCGTAAAACAGGAACAGAATCATGAGCGAAAACAAAATTAACTTGGTTGTGCCGAAAGACTATAACGGCAAACCTATCGAAGTAGTATTGCGTGAAGGTGAAGCACCCGTAGCACTTGACCCGAAAGAACAGGAAAGAGTAGTTATCAATGGAACGATAGATGCACCTCTCAGATGGTTGGAGAAACGTGTCGAACTGATTAACCAGAAAGCGACCAATATCATTGTAAATCGTGATAAGATGGGGTTAGCATTAACTATTGATGAAACCAACTACTATCAGACTGAAATCAACGGTATTTTGCAGCCTTCAAAAGAAATGCAGGAGTTTGGTATCAACGTTGAAAAGAAATGGGAGCCCATCAAGTTATCTAAGTTCATCAAAATGCACCGTGCTTTCTTTACTGACAAGTCACAGAATATGATGCTTGTATCTACTTTGAAGAATTTCAAAGCAAAGGTAAACCAAGACATTGAGCGCAGCAAGGAGGAAAACGGCAGCAAAGTTGACAACTACTCGCAGGTGGTTGATTCCAATTTGCCGAAATCATTCAAACTGAACATCCCTCTTTTCAAAGGCTTTGCCTGTGAAGAAATCGAAGTTGAGATTTACGCTGATGTAGACGGTAGAGATGTTTCCCTTTCTCTTGTGTCGGCTGGCGCAAATGAAGCAATTGAGGAATACAAGAATAAAGTCATTGATGTACAGTTGGATGCCATCAGACAGATTGCACCAGACATTGTAATCGTTGAGGTGTAACTTTGTTAACCTGCCTGTCCGGTCTGTGAAGATGGGGCGGGCGAAAATGGGGGTGCGCAGTGGAGTGCTTTTGACTTTCGAGAGGTGCACATGGTAGAAAGTACGGTACGTGAGATATAAGGAGGTAATTAACCTTAGAAGTAGCGCAAAAGGATATAGTCCTTAATTGGGTGTTCGAATCGCTCCATCTCCACATAAATGGCATGGGTTAGTAAATAATGGTTGTGCCCCGGAGAATACGCTTCGGGGCTTTTAATTGTAACGTATGGAAAGTTGGCAAGAAGTGACAGATTTAAAAACGAGTATTGTACGGCATTTCCAAGAAGAGGTTGGTGCTTCGTATGACTTTAGAGATATTATAGACAATCTGGATGACGATGAGGTTTTGGATTCTATCATAAGTTGGGCGAAAAATAACGGAGTAAGAATTTTTAATGACAAGATATGCCATACTACATAAAACGAACAAAGGCCAAGAAGAAAGACAAGCCTTTACCCTTGTTTGATAAAGCAGGGGTAACAGTAAAGAAAAAGCCGGATTTGAAAGCTAAGCTCGACAAGGAGTTTTCCCTTTTTATCCGGCTTCGTGATGCAATGCCAAACGGGTATTTTAGATGTATCTCGTGCGGACAGATAAAGCCGTTTACACAAGCAGACTGCGGGCACTATTTCAGTCGTACACATTTGGCAACACGGTTTGATGAGAATAATTGCCATGCCGAATGCCGGCACTGCAACAGGTTCAAAGCCGATCATTTGGAAGACTATCGGGTGAATCTGATAGCCAAAATCGGGCAACAGAAATTTGACTTGCTGAAAGTGAAAGCTGATGGTACTTCCAAAATGACTGATTTTGAGTACGAACAGCTAATCAAGTATTACAAAGCACTTAATAAGAAATTACGAAAGGAGAAAGGGTTATGAGTTATAAAAAATCATGTAATAAGATGCCTGATTTGTCAGGACATAAGTTCGGTAGATGGCTTGTATTGCATAAGGATTTGGATAGATTAGACCATAAAGGAATTAAATCTTATTATATCTGTCAATGTGATTGTGGTTCTATTCATTCTGTTAGTGCTTATGGATTACGAAATGGAACATCAAAAAGTTGTGGGTGTAAAACAAAAGATAGAATCACTAAGTATAATTATAGGCACGGTTTGTCAAGAACTGATATTTATAGGATTTTTAGATGTATGAAAGAACGATGCTATTCACCTAAACATTCAAGCTATAAAAATTATGGAGGCAGGGGAATAGGTATCTGTGAAGAATGGAAAAATAATCCTGAGTCGTTTGTTAATTGGGCTTTGAATAGTGGTTATCAAAAAGGGCTTACTATTGATAGAAAAGATGTAAACGGAAATTATTCTCCTGAAAACTGTAAATGGGCTACCAGAAAAGAGCAGGTTAGAAACCGAACTAATACTGTATATATACATATTGATGGCAATCGGTATTCTCTTTCTGAATTTTGCGAAAAGCATAATCTTAGTTATGGAGCCGCATGGCAGAACTTTAGGAGAAATAATAGAAATGAAGAATTATTAATCAAATACTTATTGAGAAAATGCAATTCCGTTTGAGAGATTATCAACAGAAAGCCTCTGATGCTGCCGTTTCTTTCTTCAATAACAAGGCGAAGAAAACAAATGCCATTATGGTGTTACCTACGGGCAGCGGAAAGTCGCTTATCATAGCAGATATAGCCGCAAGGCTTGACGGTCATACCTTGGTGTTCCAGCCCTCGAAGGAAATACTCGAACAGAATTTCAAGAAACTCTGTTCATACGGTATTCTTGATTGCAGTATCTATTCATCATCCTTTAACTCAAAGGAGATAAGCCGGATAACATTTGCCACCATCGGCAGTGTGAAGAATCATCCCGAACTGTTTACCCACTTCAAGAACATCATTGTGGATGAATGTCATCTTGTAAACCCCAAAGAGGGAATGTACAAGGATTTTTTTGATGCAGTGAAGTGTAAGGTTCTTGGGCTGACAGCAACGCCATACCGTTTAAGCTCCAGTCGTGATTTCGGCTCCATGCTGAAATTTATCACTCGGACAAAACCTCATGTCTTTTCAGAGGTCATTTATCATGTACAGGTATCAACCCTATTAGATATGGGCTACTTGGCGAAGTTGGATTACTATTCAATGAATCCTTCAGGGTGGAATGAACTTAACTTGAAAGTAAATACTACTGGTGCCGACTATACGGATAGGTCAGTTCAAAAAGAATATGAACGGATAGACTTCTACGGTTATCTCGTTCATATCGTCCAAAGGCTGATGAATCCCAAAGCCGGAGGAAAACGGAAGGGTATTTTGGTCTTTACCCGTTTTTTGAAAGAAGCGGAACGGTTAACGATGTCAATACCCGGTTGCGCTATCGTTTCAGGTGATACTCCTAAGAAAGAACGTGAACATATTCTTGAGGCGTTCAAAGCTGGTGAAATTCCAGTAGTAGCTAATGTGGGTGTACTTACGACTGGCTTTGACTATCCGGAACTTGATACGGTCGTTATGGCACGTCCTACAATGTCACTTGCCATGTGGTATCAGATAGTCGGTCGTGCCATCCGCCCGCATCCTTCTAAAGAATGTGGATGGATTGTGGATTTATGCGGTAACATCAAACGTTTCGGAGAGGTGTCGGATTTACGATTGTTTGATAGCGGTAATGGTAAGTGGGCTGTATTTTCTAACGGAAGGCAATTAACTAACGTGAGATTCTAAGACTATGGACGAAGGATTTTTGAGGCTAAGCCGCAGGTTTTTCTCGAATGAAATGTGGAATGAAGCCCGTACTTTTAGCAGTTGCGAAGCGTGGTTAGACTTAATTCAGTCTGCACGATTTGAGGCAACGCCCCGAAAGGAGAGTATCGGAGGTCGAGAAATCTCTTATTCAAGAGGTCAATATCCTGCATCCATAAGATTTCTGTCACAGCGTTGGAAATGGTCTGAAAAGAAGGTGCGTTCCTTTCTTGTGCATCTTAGAAAGAAAGGTATGATAACTGTTGAGTGCAATCAAGGAATGAACCTTATAACCTTATGTAAATATGAAGAATATAATCCAATGGGCACAACCAAGGGCACAAGTAAGGACACAGGTATTGAAAAGGAAATCAATGAATTAAGACACGAATGGGCACAACTAAGGGCACAACTTGGGGCACAGCCCATGAACAGCAATCTACCGCAATCCGAACTTTTACAAAAATCAGGGCACACAGAGGGCACAAATACAAAGAAAGAAGAAAGAGAGTATATAGATATATCTCTACATCAAAAGAAAGAAAATACTCCTGACGGAGTATCAAAGAAAGCCAAGCTTTCTTCGCCCTCCCCCTCTGAAAAGATTGATTACAGCGGATTGATGGAATACTATAATACCACATTCAAAGACAGACTCCAGCAGATAAGATCAATGACTGATGTGAGAAAAAAGGCTGTAAAAGCCCGGATAGCCCAATATGGGAAAGAGTCAGTGAGGAGTGTTTTCAATCTCATTCTTCAATCCCCGTTCTTACTTGGAGCTAATGACCGCAATTGGAAATGCGACTTTGATTGGATTTTCAAACAAGCAAACTTTACTAAAATATTGGAAGGAAACTATAATGGGACAAGACTTAGTAAAAATCAACAGGATAGCGAGCAGCGAAAACGTGATTCAGTTCTTGCAGTCGCTACAACCGTTAGAGAAGCTGCCGCAAAAAAGAGAAAGGAACTTGAAGCAGAGGGCGTTATTGAATAAATATCCCGATCCTGCACAATTCATTCTTGATTACAACCCTGATTTGCAGTTCAAACTTGTCAGATGTAATGCAACCCATTCAGAACTGGCGTTGAATGACAGCATTCCGAGTTTAGGGCTATTGTCTTCTACTTATGGGGATGAAACACCGATAGAATGGCTAAAGATACAATTTGGCTCATTGAATGACTTTGCAGAAGTTTCAACCAAGATAGCGAAAGAGCAACTTTCTGAACTATCGGAGATATTCCTTTCGGAGTATTATTATATAAATGCCGCTGAAATCTGTTTTTTCATAGCACGGTTTAAGTCAGGGAAGTATGGGCGGTTCTACGGTTCAATAGATCCATTGAAAATAACAAGTGCGATGCTGGACTACGTTTCTGAACGTCGGAAAGATATTGAACGGAAAGAGCGTGAACGATACAGAAACCAACGTGAAAAAGAGATAGAGGAGCGTGGAGATAACAGAATCTCTTATGCTGAGTACATTGAAATCAAGCACCGTGCTGATGCAGGAGATGAGGAAGCTAGAAAAATGCTGATATCACCATGAGAATAACCGTTTACTGGGTAACAAGAAATCCGGATGTTATCGTAAGAATCCGGAAAAAGTTCAATATCCCAAGTTATACTTCCGTGAACTACGAAACAGAATGTGAAATCAAGAATGAAGACTTTCCACTGTTAGAAGAAACAGAACGAAGGGGATTCATTCGAATTAGAAATAAGAATACACGATTATGCAAGGAACAGACAAACTGAATACGATAACCAACATCGTATTTGTCCTCACGGACGTTTTAGAAACCAACCTTCTAGAAATGCAGCAGCAATACAAGAAGGAAGGCTTTGAATTGCGGCACGATTCAAAAAGAAACTTCAACACAGCCATAGCCGCGATAAAGAGATTGAAAAGTGATGTGAATCATTGCAGCGAATCCACTCAGGAAAACTTCGGCAATGATTCTGACATGGTGAACGCCATGTTGCTCACACTGATTGACAGATGCGGTGATGATGACAACCTCGCTTATAAGATGTACGAATACATTAAATCTTTCCCGTCCAAACTGAATCTGGACTTGGATAATGCGTTCAGCCACCTGTTTAAAAAGGAGAAGTTATGAAATCGCAGAAAAATATCTTAAAATCCATTGAAGGTCTGTCCGATATAGAACTATTTGTTATTGATCTCTTTTGTGGCGCCGGTGGCTTATCCGAAGGTGTGGAAGAAGCACGATTGGATGGAAATAGATGTGGAAAGGTTGTTTGCTGTGTGAACCATGACAAGAATGCCATCCTTTCACATGATGCCAATATCCCTGATGCACTTCACTTTATTGAGGATATCCGTACACTGGAACTTTCCCCGATAAGCACTATTGTAGAACGTATCCGCCAGCTATACCCTGATGCCATGATAATGCTTCATGCCTCTTTGGAGTGTACTAACTTCTCGAAAGCCAAAGGCGGTCAGCCGAGAGATGCCGACAGCCGAACGTTGGCAGAACATCTCTTCCGTTATATTGATGTTATAGACCCTGACTACATTCAGATTGAAAATGTAGAAGAGTTTATGTCATGGGGAGATATGGATGAGAATGGGAAACCTATCAGCATGGACAAAGGCCGGCTTTATCAAAAGTGGGTGCGCAATGTCAAGAAGTACGGTTACAACTTTGAGCACCGCATCTTAAATGCTGCCGACTTCGGTGCCTACACCACAAGAAAACGCTTCTTCGGCATCTTTGCTAAAAAGAACTTGCCGATAGTATTCCCAGAACCGACCCACTGTAAAGGTGGTAGGCAAGATATGTTCTCGCGGCTGGAGAAGTGGAAGCCGGTAAAAGATGTGCTTGATTTCTCTGATGAAGGAACTACCATCTTCAGGGAAAAGCCTCTTGCAGAGAAAACGCTTGAACGTATCTATGCCGGACTTATCAAGTTTGTAGCCGGAGGAAAGGATGCCTTCCTCGTAAAGTATAATTCTATGAGCCGTACAGGGAAATATAACGCTCCTGGGATTGACGAACCATGTCCGGTGGTAGCCACGCAAGGCAGACTTGGAGTAGCGCAAGTTTGTTTCCTCTCTAAGCAGTTTAGCGGACACCCCGACAGCAAGAACGTATCAGTGGAAGAACCGGCTGGAGCAATCACTTGTAAAGACCACCACGTTTTTGTATCGGCTTACTATGGGAACGGGCATAATCATTCGGTGGAACTTCCTGCACCTACGGTCACAACGAAGGACAGGATGGCTTTAATTGAAAGCCAATTTATGTGTTCTTATAACTTTAAGGATACAGGAAAGGATATTAACCAGCCTTGTCCTACACTTCTGACGAAAGACAGACTTTCTCTTGTATCTCCGTTTTTTATGAACCAATATTCTGGAGGTGGTCAGGTGTCTGATATAAACTCACCATGCCCCGCTGTTACCACAACACCGAAACAAAACTTAGTAATATGCCAGCCGTGGATAATGAATACTGCATTCTCAAATGTAGGTAGTAGTATAGAGGAACCCTCCCAGACCATTACCGCAAACAGGAAATGGCATTATCTGATGAATCCACAGTTCAACAGTGCTGGCGGCTCTGTTGATAGCCCCTGCTTCACATTAATAGCCCGCATGGATAAGATGCCGCCCTATCTGGTAGCAACAGAAAGCGGTCAGGTAGCGATTGAAATCTACAACAATGATAGTCCTATGACCGTGAAGATAAAGGAGTTCATGGCACTGTATGGCATAGTGGATATTAAAATGCGGATGCTTCGCATTCCGGAACTCAAAAAGATTATGGGATTCCCTGAAGATTATGTTTTAATAGGCACACAAGCTGACCAAAAGAAATTTATCGGGAATGCGGTGGAGGTTACACAAGCGAGAAAAAATACTGAAGCACTTTGTAAAGTATTGAAAAAGTTGAGATTGAAGAAATTAAAAGAAATAGCTTAATGGAAAATGGAAAACTTATATTAGATGCCTGCTGTGGCAGTAGAATGTTTTGGTTTAACAAACATAATCCTCTTGCCTTATTCGTTGATAAGAGATCAGAGATAGTAACAGCCAAGGATAGAGATAAGATCAGAACCATAGAGATAAGATCAGAACCATAGAGATAAAACCGGATATAATAGCAGATTTCACCCACTTGCCGTTTGAGGACAATTCTTTCTACATGGTGGTATTTGACCCACCTCATCTAAAAACACTTGGTGAAACCTCATGGATGGCTAAAAAGTACGGAAAACTGCCGAAAGACTGGCAGTCACTAATACACGATGGATTTACTGAGTGTATGCGCGTCTTGAAGCCTAACGGCACGCTTGTATTCAAATGGAACGAGAGTGAAATAAAAACAGTGGATGTATTGTCTGTTATCCCTTTTAAACCTCTATTTGGACATACCACTGGAAGGCAGAGCAAAACAATATGGATGTGCTTTATGAAACTGCCAATTAACGAATAACGGTACGGAAAGGAATAAAATGATAATAGCTTGGTTTAGTTGCGGTGTAACATCCGCAGTTGCTTGTAAGATTGCATTGAGCTTGTATAACGATGTACAACTCTATTATATCGAAACTGGTTTCGGGCATCCAGATAATGTCCGATTTATCTCAGATTGCGAGAGATGGTACGGGCAGCCAATTCATACCATTCGCAGCGATAAGTTTTTCAACGTAAAAGATGTACTGATTAAAAAACGGTACATCAATGGTCCTACTGGTGCAGCTTGCACATTCGAACTAAAGAAACAAGTCCGTTACAAGCTGGAGAAGGAACTTGGTTCTTGGGACGGTCAAGTTTGGGGATTCGACTTTGACCCGAAAGAAATCAATCGAGCTATCCGCTTTAAACAGCAATATCCTGATACAAAGCCGTTGTTCCCACTTATCGAGCGACAGATAACCAAAAAGGATGCAATGGGAATGCTTTGGAAGGCCGGCATTGAAATCCCAGCCATGTACAAGATGGGCTATAATAACAATAATTGTATCGGTTGCGTGAAAGGTGGCATGGGCTATTGGAATAAAATCCGGAAGGACTTTCCGGAAGTATTTGCTCGAATGGCGCAGATTGAGCGTGATGTTGGAGCTACCTGCCTAAAGGATAAAGACGGTCGTATCTTCCTTGATGAACTACCAACGTGGCGGGGTGACCCAGTAGAAGAGATTGTACCGAATTGCTCGCTTATCTGCCAGATAGAGTTTCAAGAGATAATCGACAGACAGGTAGAACGAGTTTTAAAAGGAGAAAACAGTATTAATGATGTAACCTAATTAGCTTCAAACTGAACAGAAATGAATGATGGAGTTTATTTTGACCAAAATGGTAACGAGGTAATCGTAATCAATGGATTTGAATACTCACGAGAAGAATTTGATTCCCTTGTGGATATGTGTGGAGATTGCAATATGTAATAACAAAAGAAAGAAATGAGTAAAACAACAATTTATTATCTATTCCTAATAGCAATGTATATGCTGCTAGGATAGATGGAAAGGAGAAATATGGATAAAGATAAATTCAACAAAGCAATAGAAATCAACAATAAAATAGAGGAATACAAAGATCATAAGATGGCACTTGAAAATTCTAACATAAAATATGGTGGTGGATTGATATTTACATACAACAGAATGCACAATGATGTACCATTAAAGGAAGAAATTTTTGGTAAGAATTTCCTTCAGTGCTATATGTATGCTTTGGATAGTAAGATAAAAGAATTACAAAAAGAGTTTGACGAATTATGAAAAAAGATATGAAACAGACAGTAGAAGAAGCAGCAAAAAAATATTCCAATGATTGCAGAAACAGGCAGCTTCATTGTGAACCATACTGCATTGTTGACTTTATTTCTGGTGCCGAATGGCAGTCGAAGCAATCTCCTTGGATAAGCGTTAATGAACGGTTGCCGGAGCCAAACAAGCTTGTCCTTTGCAGAATGGTATCAAATGGAGCGATTGTTAGTGGCTATATCGTTGTTTCATCCGGGAGATCGCCATACGTTGCGACAGACGGAGGATTTGAATTTGAGGATTGGAACGGCTACGAGTGTGACATGTGGATGTACATCCCGTCTTTTGATGATATACTCGAATCCAACAGGGATGTACTTGAACGGATTAAGGAGAAAGGGGACTAATATGGAAAGGTACAGAATCATACGAGATGATAAGAAATTTGTGTAGGGAGATAATTAAGGAGGAAATTGTCGATAGGTTGTAAATTGATATAAGCCTTAAAAAGAAGGAGGAATAATTATGAGCATATTTACGTTAGAGGAAATGAATCAAGCGATCAATATGGCAGTTGACGAAACATCTAGAAAGGCAGTTGAAGTTCTTTCGTCTGTATTGGACAATTGGGTACATGGCGGTGATGCAGATTGTATCATTGCGGAGTTTGAGGAAAAGTTAAATGAAGCAATTAATGGATAAAAGATGATGGGTGTATAGATGAAAACCATGAAAGGAAATATATTTGACAAAATAAGAAAAGCATCTAATAAATACATAGAGTATATGATTGCTTGTGATGATATAGCCAAAGAAGCACAAAAACATATAGATTGGGATGATAATGTTTCATGTGAATATTATCCGTCTGATGGGATATGTATAATGAATGATAGACGAGCATGTTTGTTATGCTAATACATTCTTTGACTTGGTAGAAGAATTAGAAAACGGTATGATTGATAGGAAAACGTATATGAGAAATTGTATTTGATTATGAAAGTAAAGAACGGAATAATAATAGACGGGATGCTGCATGAATCATCAGAAGGATTTTGTAATGAATGTTCCTTATGCCAGGAATGCTCTAATCTTTTAGATGATAACTATTGTGCCTTCCTCGATTTGGGAATAGGTCAGTGTTTTGTCAGTCGTGGCAAAATAACAGAGATTAAAACAGAGGAGGAAAAGAAATGAAACAGGTATTATCAATCGAACAGATACTGTATTTGAAGGAGCTTGGGCTGGATACAAGCGATGGAAGCATGTGTTTTGAGTGGAATCAATCAGATTCAGACAACATGGTTGTAACCTCTCTGGATGCCGATACGAATTACGACCATTCTCGTAAAACTTACACCTTACAGGACATTCTCGATAAGCTGCCTTGTTTTATTGGCAAAGAAGTGCTGACCATCCAAAAACTTGCAGATAGCTATACATGCTTGTATATGGAATATTATTCTAGATCTATTATAAAGATTACAGAGAGTAAAGAACTCATTGATGCAGCCTATGAAATGCTGTGCTGGTGCATCGAAAACGGATATGTTAAAGTTGGAAAGGAGGAATAACTATGGGATTTACAACACCGTGTTTTATACGCAAAAATACACAGGAACTTCGGAGAGGACTGGAAGAATTGGGGTATAACATACTTAATTCTGGTAATACAACATTAGATGAACATAATTATGACGGAAAGGGAAGTCATAAAAGTATCGAAGAAGGGAAAGCTATTATAACGTCTTATGGTAATTTATATGGAGTGATATATAATGTAGATACTGTCACTAAGAAAGGACGTATTGATTGCGGAATGAACGAGGAACTATTCCTGGCTATCGCTGCATTGAGGGATGATAGTAACTACATGCAGTGGTTTATAACAGATTCCATTCTTAGCGTTTCTTATGGCGATTCTATTGGTAACGATCATTATTTCATAGAGCCAAAAGGCATTATGTTCTTTTGGGATGAAAATTGGAATTATGCAACCATTATTTCAGGACGTTATCACAAGGCTACCGTAAACGAACTGATTGAACACTTTAAAGGAAAGGAGAACCAACCATGACCGAAGAACTTGTAACATTGGAAACAGCAAAGATGCTGAAAGAGAAAGGGTTTAATTGGAAGTGTGAACACACAATAAGTTGCGATAATATTATTAGAAGATACGACATTCCGCAAAGTATGTCATGTTGTACGGAAATAGATAACGAACCAGTTGAATTTTTGTGTCCAGTGTTGTATGTTGCCCAAAAGTGGCTTCGTGAAACTAAGAACCTGCATATCGAAATATCCTATATGTATGGAAATTATTGGACGTATGATATACTGACAATTCCGAGACATGACTTGATAGGATTGTCTGACAGGCCTATTATCCGTTATAATACCTACGAGGAAGCACTTGAAGCAGGATTACAGGAAGCATTAAAACTTATATGATTATGGAAAATATTAATTTGAACGAACTACGGAATATAGCTTATAAGACAGCTTGTGAGCATGGTTTCCACGATAAAAGACTTAGTGAAGAACACTGCCTTTGTCTTGTCATTTCCGAGCTTATGGAAGCTGTGGAAGCGGAAAGAAAGGGAAGATTAGGAAAGAAATGTAAATCACGTTTTGAAATGGACTATAATCGCTATCCTGCATTAGTGGAAGAAGAAAAGCGATTTAAGTGTTCCTTTGAAAAAAATGTAAAAGACACACTTCCAGACGAACTAAGTGATGCGGTTATACGCCTGCTTGACCTTGCAGGATTTCGAGGAATAAGCCTTGAATCTGCTAGTAATGATATTAACTCCGAATATATGGATGATATTGCCTGTATGTACAGCAAATTGAGTTTCACGGAAGCGATATATTCCATATTTACCAAACCAATTGTAGATTACCAGTATCTTTCTACGATTGTAAATGAGATGATATTTTCAATCTTTGCACTAGCCAAACATCTTGGCATAGATTTGCTATGGCATATTGAGCAGAAACAAAGATATAACGAATTAAGACCTAAGTTGAACGGAAAAAGATATTGATTATGAAAACAATTATATTTACAATCATATGTATTATCGCCCTATTATGGGTTGGAGATCTCACAATTACATTTAAGCCGTTTTCCATCTCGTTGCCCGGTTGGTATAAGCCTGTAGGTATCCTTCTATTTTTTCTGTCAATGGCGGTATATACTATAGGGGAATATACTAAAGGCTATAAACAGGGTTTCGATGATGGGATAAAGGAATGTGTTGAAATACTTAAAAAGAAAAATCCATGAGCAAACTATACAAAGTAACCATTTTCGGGGAATCATTCTTAATCGGGTGGTTCCCTTTTTCTTCACGCTGGTATAACAAGCTAAAGATAATCAAATGATAGTACGTCATTTTATAAGAGTTCCGGTTGGAAGTACTGTCTATTGCGACAATCAGCCGGTTAAAATACTAGAGAAAGGATATGCCCTTGCTCTATGTGATGTTAATGGGAAACGGGTATATATCACTTGCTATGATTTGGAAAAGAAACCATTCGTCAGCACGAATGGGGAAAAATGAAAAAGAGCCAACCCACGCACGACCATGAATCAGCTCTTCCTTACACGATTATGATGCAAATATACTATTTACTTTTAAAATAATCGTGTTATGGAACTGGATTTTAACAAAATAATTCGCCTTAAAAAGATTAGAATTGAGAAATCAGAACTTTCAGAGGAAGAAAATACCTTAGCTTCACCGATTTTGAGAGATAAAAGCCTTATTAGGGATATCTATAAAATCTTCGTTGAGCTATTGAATAGCAGAAGTCTTCCCCCTTGTATTGATAGTGTTACCCAGCGGAAGAAGTTCATCTTCATTATCCTGTACCTGTTTTCTCCAAGTTCGCTTGCCGGTGGGAAAATGACAGCTGGGTTACGCGAAGAGATGTCAAGGGTACTTGGGGTTCAGTCCAAGAGTACAATTTCCGACAACTGCGCTGATGTCGTGTTTTTGTATCAGAACTATGGGGATTTCAGCGGGGATATAGAGTATCTTTATACCGAAATCGTAAATCGGTTAAGAATCAAAGGGCTAATCAATTAATGAGCCGGAGTTTAGTGCTCCGGCTTTTGTTATGTGTACACGGTGTTAAAAGTAACAAATATGTTATTTCTTTCTTCATCTTTGCTTGTTTTATTGTAACAAATATGTTACTTTTGTAGTGTCAATTAAAAATGTTCTTTGATTTTATGAAGTATTCAGAGTTTTACAAATTGATTGAATCAGCTGGCTGGACAATCAAAAAGGGAAAGAAACATTATAAATATGTTCATCCCGACTTTGACTACTTTATTCCTGTTGGCAGACATCAGTCTCAAGAGATACCCAATGGTACTCTTGACAGTATGTTGAAAAAGGCAGGGTTAAAGAAGTGAAAGGACTGCACCCACTTCGGTGGGTGCTTTAATTGACGAATTTAAAATACACGATTATGAAGAAGATTAAGGCAATTATTGAAAAGGCGAATGATGGGGGTATTTCCGTATATTCGGAGGATGTGAACGGAGCGTACGGTTTTGGGCTTACAGAGCAGGAAGCGAAAGATGATTTTATGTCCGTACTTGAAGAGCAGGCTGAATATTATAAAGAAAAACATGGAGACTTTCCTGTGTGGTATAAGTCTGGGTATTCTGTTGATTACGTATATGATTTAAGCGGATTCTTCGAGGCATTTCCTTTCATAAATGCCAGTAAGTTTGCAAAGGAAATTGGCATGAATGAATCTGTCATGCGGAAATATAAGGGAAAGATTGTAACTGCTTCCGATAAACAAAGAGCTCTTATACAAGAGAGATATAATAATCTTCTCAGAAGAATGGAAGCTGTCAGATTCTGATATTCTAGCCGTGAGGCTCTGATATAAAATTAAGAACTAATTGACAACAGAAGGCGCATCGTTTTGGTGCGCCTTTATTGCTTTTAATGAGGTTATCAATGAGTAAGCCGGAGTTTAATGCTTTGGCTTATCTAAATCAATAGTAGTGACTTTATCTTGCTCAGTTATATGAAGCTCTGATTTCATCCAAGTATGCAACTTGGGGTTATTATTGTAAGGTCTAATAGCTGTGAATATAGATGCAACTGTTGGGTATTTACTTAAAACAGCTCCAAATGCGCTAATAATACACTTCATATCTGAGCCGGAATTTAGGATAATAATGTCGTTGGAATTTTTATTTCTGACAATGTAGATTTCGGTATTCCAATCCCCCTTATTAACAGTTTCTATAACTTCGACTTCCGATTCTATTTCTTTGAGTTTTTCGTGAATAAATTTAGATTTACCCGAACCTTTTTCACCCTGGATTAATGTAATTTGTCTCATTTATATCTCCTTTCTTATTTTTAGTTTTTCGTTCTAACTCTCCTTTTCTGATTACGCAAATAGCATTCTCATAAGGTTCTTCCGTCTTTTGCCAGTAGTTCAGAAGTGACTGCCGGGCAATTCCAAGTTCTTGACTTGAAAATACATCATAGATGGCAGCAGGTGAAGCAAAGTACCTATGCTTACCAGTTGCTTTCATTTCTACGTGTATAACTCTTCTTTTATCTTCCTTTTCCATGATGCAAATATACTTATATAATTATTATATGTTACATAAAATAATACTTTTATAATTTATTAACTATATAAATAGTATTATTTGTTACATAATATACTATCTTTGCATCATCAGAAACGAAGTAATAACAATTAAAAGATATACGATAATGAAAGCAAAGAATATCATCAGAGAAGTAAGTTACAAAGGTCACATAATAACAGTGTTTGAAGATGGCTTTCATCAAGAATTTGTAATCATAGATAATGACGAATCAAAGCTGTATGATAGCATTGCAGATGCAAAGAGAGTTATTAGAGGCGAGCAACCTTATTACGAAATAAACTGAGTTTAACCAGCAGGGCGAAAGCCCTGCGCAATATAGAAGATTATGAAACGGTATTATTTAGAGCTTAACGGTGTATTTGTGAAAGATTCTAATTCTCTTAAAATCATAACAAGACATTATGAAAATTACCGTAAAAAGTATAAAGACGGTTTAATAGGTGTCTATGACAAACAAACAGGTGAATATATATTTTGATTATTTTAAGTCCTAATCCGGTAGCTTTCGGGCACCACAATATACACGATTATGAAAGCGGATTTAGTTTTAGTTATCAGCCCTGAAGCCCCACTGATGAAGCAACTGGGCAAGGTATTGGGTAAGATGGTAACCCCTTATGACTTCTCTACTATAGAGAGGGGTGAAAAGTACATCACCATACAGCATGATGAAACAGGGCTTGTAGTGGCTTATACGAGTGAAGAAAGATTGAATGTGAAACGATAAATATAGATTGACATGGTAACACCGAAAGATATTATTGAATTGATAGAGAGTTTACCTAATTCAGAATACCACATATACACAGACGAAAGAGGTGTGACAGTGACTTCTGAATGGCTTGTTGGCAACTTTGCGGGTATGGGATTTGTGGCAGCTACGAAAGAGGATGCAGCACAACGGTTGATTGACTATCTTGACAGACATATTAAGCATGATTCAATAGTGGGTGATATTGTTTGTAAAAGTGGCTATCCTGACTTAAAGAGAGTGAAAGAATATTGCAATAACACTTTTATAGATTAGCTTATGAACTCAATAAACAAAAACGGTTGCAGCGTATGTCAACCCGGTAAAGAGAATTACACTACCTACAACACCAGGTTGAGAGGTAAAAGAGTGAGAATGTACCAGTACGACTACCGTACTGAAAGCGGTGAGTTGTTTTCTTGCTGTGCGCCTACCTTAGAGGCGTGTAGAGAAAGACGGGATAAATGGCTTAGTTCACGACAATAAGCCAATTGTCGTGTATAACGATTGAAGATATTTCGTTATCTTTGGTTGTGGTAGTACCTTTGGGGTACTATCTTTTATGTATAAATTTTATAACGATATAGTGATATGAAGATTAATTATAATGGTCAAGAGATAGAAGCGTATTCGCTCATAATGACAAAAGAAAACGCTTTAGATATTTTGAATGGTAAAAAGAGCATAGAAACACGTATGCTTAGCGCCAAATATGAGAAGATGTTCACGGACTTTGCGCAAGTTGACGAAAACGAGAAATTTAGAAAAGCTGGACGCGAGCAAGAATGTCAACCTATTTTAAGGACTGATATAGAAGCTATTCATTTTTATAGTACTGGTGCACCATGGACACTTGATGTCGCCATTGATGAAATTGGTATAGGCGAAATAACAGAAGAAGGAATAAAGTTCATGCACGATGAATTTGATTTTCATGATTTCGATGAACAGCTAGAAGATTTCAAGAAAAATCCGCCCGAAGAAGTGCCATTGTTCTATTATTTACATATCTGTGAGATTATTCATCATGATGGATTGAAATAATATAAGCCACTTCGGTGGCTTTACTTATTGGTAAAAAGATTGTTTAATTTAAAATTTAAGATTATGGGAGAAACTTACGCAACTGATGCGAGCGGTAATAAATATCGCACTCGAAAAGACTATGAAGCTGGTCGTTTTCAATCTATGGGTAGAAATGCAGCCCAAAGAGCGAGAATTAATCGTAAGGTAGGTGGTAGGATTGCTTGATGATGAAAAAGGCAATAGATATAATAAAAACTATCGCCGAAAGGACTGACAGGGTTATATTGTTTCACTCGGCATCGGGTAAAGACAGTATAGCCCTTTTAGACCTTATTTCACCATACTTTAAAGAAATTGTATGCGTTTATATGTACGTTGTTAAAGACTTATCTCATATTAACCGTTATATAAACTATGCTTGTAATAAATATCCAAATGTTAAGTATGTGCAGATTCCTCATTTTGCAGTTTATTCCTATAGACGCATTGGGTATATGGGATGCGAGAAAAATGAGAAACAGAAACTTTACAGCATGGCTCAGCTTACAGATATAGTAAGGGAGAAATACAATATTGAGTGGGCTTTCTTCGGCTTTAAGCAATCCGATTCAATGAACAGGCGTTTGATGCTACGTACATACGACATGAACGGAATTAATGAAGCGCAAAAGAAGTGTTATCCATTGTCTGAATACAAAAATAAAGACGTCATGGATTATATTAGCAGGGCTGGTTTAATCAAACCGGAATCATACGATTCCAAGCATCAATCATCCGGAACGGACATAACGGATATTAACTACCTTCTTTTTCTTCGTAATAGATTTCCGGGTGATTTGCAGAAAGTTATAAATGAATACCCTTTGGTGGAACGAAAACTATTTGAATACGATTATGAAAGAACTAAAGCAAAGTGAGACAAGAATTATAAAGCGCTCCAAAATAAATCTGAATCCGATTAATCCTAAAAGGCATTCTGATGAGAGGGTAAAATTGCAAAAGAAGAACTTGCAAAAAGTGGGTTTCCTCGGCGGTATCGTATGGAATGAGAAATCGGGAAATCTTATAGACGGGCATCGCAGGATAAAAGCAATGGATTTGCATTATAAATACGATGGTACTTCCAGCACGGATTACAATGTTAAGGTTGAGGTCGTAAATCTGGATGATAAGGCTGAGAAGGAACAGCTTACATACATGGCCGTGGGAAATACTAAACCAGATATTGATTTGATAGCTGATTACATTAATGATATTGATTACTCCGATGTCGGTTTGAGTGAAGCTGAACTTAATGATATTCTATCCATAAGTGGTATTGATGATATTAGATTGTCTGATTCTTTAGATAATTTGCTATCTTCCCCGGTGAAAGAATCAAAGCGTCTTGATAGAACAGATGAAGAAAAGAAAGCTCACATGAAAGAGGTTAAGCAACAGGTTAAGGCAGTGGCTAAGGAACGCCAACTCAATGAAGAAGCTTACATAATGCTTTCGTTCTCCTCCTACGAAGCTAAGGCTGATTTTTGTGACCTGCTTGGTATAAGTACAGATGATAAGTTCGCTAAAGGGGAAGGTGTTTTAAAACTGATTGAATAAGTATGGCAAAGCCGAAGTTTGATTTTGATGATGAACAGAACCTAATCCGTATTGAGGGTTGGGCACGTGATGGTTTGGACGATAAGCAAATCGCAGCAAACATCGGCTACAGTGAAGCGCATTTCTCTGTGTTGAAAGGTAAATTGCCTAAATTATCTAAAGCATTAAAAAATGGGCGTGCGCCCATTGATTTTGCCATTGAAAGCAAGATTTATCGTAAGGCTATGGGGATGAAGGTAAAAGTTCAACAGGCTATTAAGGTGAAAGATGTGTTTTTCGATGAAGAAGGTCGCAGATGCGAGAAAGAACGGGTAGAGATTGTGGAATTAGACCAAGAAGTACCACCTGATACAACAGCTGGTATTTTCTGGCTCAAAAACCGTAAGCCCGAACAATGGAATAGACCGGCTCCAAGAGCTGAAGATGATGCAGATATTCCAACAGACATAGAGCATGGCATCAACATTGATTCTTGGATTAAAGACAAGCTGAAATGATAGTACCTCAAGAAATTTACCATCCATTATACGAGGATAAGGAAAAATTTATAATTCTTATTACCGGTGGGCGTGGTTCGGGAAAGTCTTTCAATGCTTCTACCTTTATTGAGCGGTTGACTTTTGAAATGACTCCCGTAGAGAAAATAGTTCATCAGATTCTTTACACCCGTTACACGATGGTTTCTGCCGGTATGTCTATCATCCCCGAAATGATGGAGAAGATAGATTTGGACGGTACCACGAAATATTTCAAGACCACAAAGACGGACATAGTCAATAAGATGACTAAGAGCCGTATCATGTTTCGGGGTATCAAGACTTCTTCCGGAAACCAGACAGCAAAACTGAAATCCATTCAAGGCATTACGACTTTTGTCTGCGATGAAGCGGAAGAGTGGACAAGCGAAGATGAGTTCGACAAGATAATGCTCTCCATTCGCAAGAAGGGTATTCAGAACCGGATTATCATTATAATGAACCCATGTGATTCCAATCACTTCATCTACAAGAAATACATTGAGAAAACTCACAAGCTGGTAGAGATTGACGGTGTGCAGGTTCAGATTTCCACTCATCCGAATGTGCTCCATATCCATACTACGTATTTTGATAACTTGGATAACCTTTCTCCTGAGTTCCTGAAAGAGGTGGAAGATATGAAGGTGAGTAATCCTGAAAAGTATGCTCATGTGGTTATCGGCCGGTGGGCTGACGTTGCAGAAGGTGCTGTGTTCAAGAAGTGGGGAATTGTTGACGAGTTCCCGGCTTGGGCAAAGAAAATTGCTTTCGGGCAAGACTTCGGTTATACGCATGACCCGTCTGCTTCCATTCGTTGTGGTATCGTTGATAACGCCCTTTACTTGGATGAAGTGGATTACCGTACTGGATTGCTTTCTTCTGACATCATCAAGACTCTTCGCCCGTGGGGATTGAAAGTCATTGCTGACAGCGCAGACCCACGTTTGATTCAAGAGATACACAACGGAGGAATCAAGATATATGCCGTAGAGAAAGGTGCAGGCTCTATCAATGCCGGAATTGACAAAATGAAAGATATGGAGATTTATATAACCAAACGCTCGTACAACTTGCAAAGCGAGTTCAGAAAGTATGTTTGGGCAAAGGATAAGGACGGGAACTATATCAACGAACCGGAAGACCATGACAATCACGGAATAGATGCTGTACGTTACTATGTATTGGGTGAGCTTCTTGGTAAGATTCAGAAGCCGAAAGATTTAACAGGAATATTCACACATTAAAAATATAAACTATGCCATTGAATTTAGAAGAAATATTAGCATTGCCTGACATCGGGCAGAAGATAAACTACCTGAAGAAAGGTAGGAAGACTGAACTTCCCGACCGTTGCAAACTTTGGGATGATTGGAATCCGGAACGACATGAAATCATGGTTGACAAAAAGAAATATCCGGACAGAAAGGTTCTTGAAAAAGAAGCAGAGAAGCACTTCGATGAAAAAACGGGTAAGACTTATGAAATCGAAGCAAAGTATAAGACTGAACCGGTGAACCGTATCTCCATTCCATTGGAACAGGATATCGTGAACATCCAAACTGCTTTCACGGTCGGCACAGAACCGTCTATGGATTGCATTCCGACTGATGATGATGAAAAGAAGCTGCTGGATGCGGTAAAGGCTGTATTTAAATCCAACAAAATCAAATACCAAAACAAGAAGATTGTCCGTGCCTGGCTCTCCGAACAAGAAGCGGCAGAATATTGGTATGTTACCGATGATGATTCGTTTTGGGCAAAGTTTTGGAAGAAAGTTAAGACTACGTTCGGTGGCAAGGTCAAGCCCACCAAGAAACTGAAAAGCGTGTTATGGTCTCCATTCAGAGGTGATAAGCTATACCCGTTCTTTAACGACGAAGGTAAAATGATTGCTTTCTCACGTGAGTATAAAAAGAAGCTCATGGATGATTCGGAGGTCACCTGCTTTATGACTATCACGGACAAAATGGTTTATCAATGGGATTTGTCTAAAGGGTATGAAGAAAGAACTCCTTTTACTCATGGATTCCCAAAACTACCGGTTCTCTATGCTTATCGTCCTGAACCTTATTGCAAGAAGATAAAGACTTTTCGGGTCCGGTTGGAGAAACTATTATCCAATTATGCTGATTGTATAGACTACCATTTCTTCCCACTATTGAAGCTAATTGGTGATGTAGAGGGTTTCATGGGTAAGGTTAAGGATAGAATGGTCAAACTTACAGGTGAAGGTGCGGATGCCCAGTATCTGACGTGGAACCAAGTTCCGGATACGGTACGTTTTGAAGCAGAAACACTCACTAATATGGCTTATGATATGTCAAACACTCCAAGAATATCCTTTGAGACGTTGAAGGGGGTAGGCAAAGCATCAGGAACCGCTTTCCGCTTTATGTTCATGGGTGCACATATGGCGGTAGAAAATCACGGTGAGGTTATCGGTGAGTTCTTGCAGCGGAGAGTAAATTTCATTGTTTCCGCTTTAGGCTCTATCAATCCAACCGAGTTTAGCAAGGCATCGCAGACCATTGACATAGAAACAGAACTGGTTCCATATATGATTGATGATTTGAATGATAAGGTGACCACTGCCGTTTCCGCTGTCAGTGGTGGCATCTGGTCAACGCGTGAGGGAATCATGTTTGCCGGAAATGCTGATAGGGTAGAAGAGGAACTTGCAGAAATCAAAGAGGAACAAGCAGCAAAGAATGAGCAAATCGGAGATAAGGGAAAGAAAAACGCCTCTTAGTTAGAAAAATTACGGGACTTATAGTTTTAGTATAAGAAAAATAGTTAGCGGTGGCTTCAAAGAGTTGCCGCTATTTTTTTTGCTCTTTTAAATTATAAATATTAGAATATAATTTTGAATTATAGAATTATATATGTATTTTTGTCACACGATAATTGAGTAACCAATGAGAATATTTACCGAACAAGCATTAAAAGAATATGCAGAGAACCATCCCGATTCAAAGGTCGCTTTGCAAGAATGGACTACCATTGTGAAAAGAAGCAAGTGGACCTGTTTTGCCGATATTAAGAAAACGTTTAATAGCGTTGATAGTGTAGGTAATCAACACTATGTTTTCAATATCAAAGGCAATAACTATCGTTTGGTAGTAGTGATTAAATTCACTATTCAGTTTGTGTATATTCGCTTTATTGGTACTCATAAAGAATATGATAAAATAGATTGCGCTAATATTTAGGATTATGACAAAGATAGAAAATCAAGCCCAATATGAATGGGCGGTGAAAAGAGTAGAGGAACTTCTTCCATTAGTGAAAGATGATACTCCTTTGAATGACCCAAATAGCATAGAATTGGAGCTTCTTTCTAATTTGGTTGCTGATTATTCCGAAGAACATTTTGCATTGGGAGAACCAACACTTGTGGATGTTCTTAAACTTCGTATGTACGAAATGGGGCTTAATCAAAAATCACTTGCAAAGTTGGTTGGTGTCAGCCCATCACGATTAAGTGATTATATATCTGGTAAATGTGAACCAACCTTGAAAGTTGCTCGTGAGATAAGCCGGAAGCTAAATATTGATGCAAATATAGTGTTGGGAGTATAAGTATAAGTTTTTGTCGTGATATATTTTAGGCGTGATTCATTCGGTTTCACGCCTTTTTTTATACCATTTTACGACAATCGTTTTATTGTCGTGTATCACCTATCTGATTATTTCTCACCCTCTTTATAAATAGCGAAATTTACCGTAGAAATTTATAAATCAAATTCATACGGTATGACAATCTTAGAACAAATCTTAGCAGGGCTACAACAGAAATTCGCTGGGGTGGACACTGCTATCTTAACCCGAATCGCTACTAAAAAGGCAGAGGGTGTAACGGACGAGACAAAGGTAAACTCTATTATTGAGGGTATCAGCTTTTCGGACGTGCTTAATTCCTATGGTGATTTCCGTGCCGGGGATGCTTCAAAAACGGCAGTGACTAACTACGAGAAGAGGCATAACCTTAAAGACGGTAAGCCAATCGAGACTACCACAACCACCAAAACGGAAGAGAATAAAGACGATGTGCCTGCATGGGCGCAAGCTTTAATTGACTCCAACAAGAACCTTTCTGATAAGCTAACGCAGTTTGAAGCAGAAAAGGCTCAAGCAACACGTAGCCAGCAGATTTTGGCAAAGGCAAAGGAGTATGGTATTCCCGAAAACTACGCCAAACGATGCGCCATTAAGGACGATGAGGACTTGGACGCATACTTCAAGGACTTGAAGCAGGAGTTTGCGAATGACGGCTTTAAGGGTGTAGTTCCTCCAGATACAGCAAAAAAAGAACTGGAGAATGAGACTCAGGCGTTTGCGAAAATGATTGCAGACGACACTAAAGAAATTGTAGAACAACAAAAACAGTGATTTTATGGCAGCAGGATTTAAGTATAATCTTGAACCGGAAGTTGAGCAGGAAGAACGCTACGACGTAGAAACCGGACGCAGACGCAGAGGTCCGTATAAGTTGGACACAACCAACCTCGTTGTCGGCTCGTACTTGCCCTCATTCACACCGATTGCAGCTGACTTGGTGAAGAAAACATCCCAAGTGGCTATCCGTGTGGAAGTATATGAGAAGTTTACGACAGGCTCCAATACCACATTGAAAATCAAGAAACGTTCTTTGGCTTACAAAGGTATGCACTTGGGTAACGGTGCGCATGGAGCGACAATCAACGCTATTGACAAGGCTGACAAAGCTTTTGATAAGCTGACGTTAGCGGCAGACTTTGGAGAAAATCTAGAAGCTGGAACAGTTCTTTACGAAGCGACAGCCGCAGATGGTACAACGCCCAAAGTTATCGCAAATTCAGCTCTGTATGAAAGGAAGCAGGTAGAGGATGGCATAGTATTGGTTTCCCTTTTGATGCGTGCGTTTGAAATCGAACCGACCAAGCTGGTAATGCCTTTCGCAGATATTGACAAGGCGAATATGCCGCACTTCCAGTTTAACGCTTTGGATGTCAAACAAGAAAAAGAAGCCGTATCTATTCCTAAGGCTTCTTCTAGTCAGGACGGTTTGATGAGTAAGGAAGATAAAGTCAAATTGGATGGGGTTGCAGCACAAGCTAACAAGTATACTTTAACAGCAGCTACGACTTCTGCTCTTGGAGGTGTAAAGCAGGCAGCCAAAGTGAATGATGCATCTGGTACGGTGTCGGTAGAAAACTTTAACGGATTATTGACAGCGTTGAAAAACGCAGGTATAATGGCAAAATAAAGAAAGGAGGACTAATATATGATGCTAACTATTCATACATTGTTTAATGACCCGAACATTGTAAATGCAGTGATTCAGCGTGTCCTCAAGACAAGAAAGGACACAATTTATTGGCAGCAGTATTTGGGCTTCCGTAGGACTACTACTCGTGTATTTAAAGACTACATCGGTCAGGTTACTGGCGTGATGGCTGGTTCCATCAACTCCCGTTATGGCGAAAAGCCTATCCGTGAACGCAGGAATATCGGTTCCGGATATGGTGAGATTGCCTATTTGGGTGACCGCTATCAAATCTCAATCGACCGTTTGTCTGACTTGCAGGACTTGATAGATAAGTATAATGCCGCCAAACCGGAAGACCAGAAAGCAGCCATGCGTGACATCGTGGACTTCATCTATGACGATTACCGTCAGGTATTGCTGGCACCGCACAAGCGTATGGACATTATCGTAGGCTCTCTGTTGATGACTGGAGCAGCAAGCGTGAAGAACAAGGACGACAATGCCGGAGGAATTGACTTATTGAACATCGACTTGCCGTTTAAGTTTATCAAGCCGGACACAGAGGATAAAGACTATTTCGTCACTTACTTGCAGCAGAAACTGAATGAGCTGAAATCTATTTATGGCACATTCCCCAAGATGATTATGAGCCGTGGCACATTCATCAAGAATATTATCGGTTCAAGTGAATTTGGAGATAAGTTCAAAATGCAGCTTACAGGCAATGAAATGTATATGTCTACCGGGCTTATCACCTCGCAACTGGCTTCTACCATTTTTACAGGTATCGGACTTCCGGCTATTGAAATCAAGGAAGATTATGTGGTAGACCAAACAGGTAAGAATATCCCCATTTATGCAGATGGTCGTATTTCCCTGCTTCCGCAGGATAAAATCGGTTATATGCGCTTCCACACTCCTTATGAAGCTGTGGATGGTGTACCGGGACGTAATTACACTCAGGCAGATGGCGATATGCTGATTTCAGGTTACAAGGACGGCAATGGTCGCTATCTGGAATACACAGCCGAATGGATTCCGCAGATTGCGAACCCGAACCTGATTGTGAACTTCGATTTGAGTGAGATGAACGCATGACAGTAAACGATTATATATTACAGAAGTTTCAGACCTTCGGCGTTAACTTGTCGGAGGCTGACCTTTTCGATATATGTCTGAACGCAAAGATAAGCGGAGGGGGTGAGATGAACGAGGATTGCCAAACACGGGTGTCGGTGGCAATTGCGAAGTTCATCCCCTCTCTATTGCTTCGTGCCACTTCCATCAGCGAAAGCGGTTTTTCTATGTCTTGGAACATTCAAGGCATTAAGGATTACTATTCATTTCTGTGCAAGCGGTACGGTTTGAAAGACGAATTGAGTGATAAGCCTAAAGTGACTTTCTTATGATATTCGCCCCACACATATTGCAGGTAAAAGTTATCACCCCAATGGATAAGGATGAGTTTGGCAGACCTATTCCCGGAACAGGTGGTGAAAGCTGGCAGGAGGTGTGCAAATGCCGTTGTGATGATAACACTACCAAAGAGTTTTCATCTGATAACGGCTCTGTGTATCGTCCGAATTATCATGTGGTATGCGAGAAGAGAATTACTGTCAAGGCTGGTGATGAAGTACGTTGCATGGATGGTGATAGCGTAAGAGGTCAAGGCGAAGTTTATACAGTGAAGAGTACAAACTACTTTAACTACTCGGAATTATGGATGTAGATTTCGATTTCTCAGATGTCGACTCCTTTTTCGATGAAGGAGAATGGGAGGTCGAAAAGAAGATGATTGATGTAGGCGATGAAGCCGTGAAGTACGCAGAGGAACATGGGGATTATCAAGACCATACACTCACTTTGAGAACGTCCAATGATTACGATGTCAATAAAGACGGTTTGACATTGAAAAACGAAGCGGAATACGCATCATTCGTAGAATCTAAAGGGTATGATGTTTTGAGTAGTGCTGCTTTATTTGCGGAGAAACGATTAAAAGAAGAATTTGAAAAATGAAAAAGTACATTGGAACAAAACAGATTGAAGCAGAACCTATGACAATGGGCGAGGCTTATGAAAGAGGTTTATTACAAGTTGGCAGAGTGCCTGATGCAGAGTATGCAAAGCGCATGGGTTATCACGTTAAATATGCTGACGGGTACGAGAGTTGGTCGCCAGCGGAACCGTTTGAGGAGGCGTATAAACTCGCCGATACATCACTTGACCGTATGCAGATAGAAGCCGAAGAAGTCAATGGAAGATATGTAAAGTTAGCCGCTTTCATAGATTCAGGGAAAATGGATGAAGTCGTTAATGATATGTACAACAAGTGTTTACTGGAAATGCAGTGTTGTACAATGTTCGACTATATACGGCTTCTTGATACTCGCATACAGCGTATGCAAGGTTCTGATGGTGCAAAAGTAATAAAGATGAATTTTGGTATGGCTATTATGGCTCTCAAAGCAGGTTTTCCAATTCGTAGAAGCGGTTGGAACGGAAAAGGATTAATGGTGTTCAAACAGGTTCCAGCACATATTGATAGTGATATTATCCCCAAGATGCAATCTATTCCGCAATCAGCAAAAGACCTTATTCTGAAAGGCAAGGGCTTTATTGACTACACAAGCCAGTGTCTTATTTACAATGAGAATACCGGACGCGCTGATTCATGGGTTCCGTCTATCAGTGATGTATTTGCAGAAGATTGGGAGATTGTGGAATGATAGTAACTACCGACATAGGAAACATCCTCTACCGGGACTGCAAGGCTTTCGGAATAGATCTAGTGCCTGATGGTGAAACGCTGACGGGTGAATTGAAGTCCGAAAGGATTGTCATCCACACGAAGAAACAACAGCCGGGAAAGTATTGGAAGAAATCTTTCGCAGAAGTGAATCTATGTGTACCCAATTTAAGCGAGAATGAAGCGAACACAATCCGGCTTAACGAACTCGAAAGAAAGGCTGGCAAGCTGCTTGATGATGTAGTAAGCACCTATGACGGTACAACCTATCGTTATTCTATCGAATCAATTGGCACGGAAGCGGATACAGCTTTGAAATGCCATTACGTGAATGTGAGAATTTTATTTGAAGTAATAAATGTAAAACTATAAGATTATGATTTCAGCAGTAGGAATAAAAAGAATCTTGTTTGCCGACATTGATAAGGTAACGGCAGACATTACCCCCGAAATCGCAAAGACTTTGATTCAAGCCGCTATCAAAGCGAAAGATGAGGTTTTGAATGTACACGGGGAAACGTGGCAGATTGAGGAAACGGAAGCCTCTGTCACCGGGTACAAGAACCAATTAACGGGAAAGAATTACCGTTACGATGATGTGCCGGGAGAAGTATCGCCCGCTTTCTCTATCGGACAATATGACTGGAAGACCAAGAAAGCGTTCATGGGTGGCGATGTTATTCAGGCAACATCTAAAGATGTAGGTTGGAAGCGTGCTTTGGATAAAGTTATTATCAACAAAGCATTGTTCTGTCTGACCGATGATGATGTCTGGTTCATCTTCCCAAAATGCCGTATTGTTTCCCGTGAAGCCAATACGGATAAGGCAATTGCAATCGCTGTAAAAGGCTTGGTGCAGGAACCGGGAATTGAAGGCGTTTCTTCTGAGTATAACTACGAAGAGGGGCAGATTAAAGCTTTGCAGGCATGAACTACAGTAACCATTGTACCTACTCCTTCCGATGCGACCGTAAAGCTGGACGGTGTAACGGTCAAGTCAAAGCAGGTGAATGCTGGGGCTACCGTTCACTATGAAGTGTCGAAAGTGGGGTACGTCACTCAGTCAGGAGATATTAAAACCACTCCTTCTGAAGTTGATACCACTCTTAAAAAAGAGATAACATTGGTAAAAGCACAAGAGTGATAACCGGGGGATGGATATATACCATTCCCCCTTTTAGTTTAAGAATATGAATCAAGCAGCAAAAACGGTTTCTGATGCTTTGTTAGGGCTGGATTTCATGAATGTGGAGATAGGAGGGATGGTTTATACCATTAAACCTCCTACAATTAAAATTATCTGTCGTGCCATTCATCATTTTTCCAATATCGGCATGACTGGAGATAATGTCATGGAAGCTATTAAAGAGCTTCCTGAAGCTACTGAAGATATGCTGAAAGGTATTTCATGCTTCATCTGCGGGAATGATAGTTTGGTCAAAGAATTGGAGAACGGCACTTTTGAAGAAGTCAAAGATGCCTTGGAAGTCTGTTTCTCTATGATGGATATTTCGGCTTTTCAGTGTGTCAGCTCGATGAGGAACGTGTCGATGCTGGCAGCAAGACCGAAACAGTAGGAAACACAACGTTCTTCGGGCAGATAGCCCATTTGATTGACACGCTGCATCTGAGTTATACAGAAGTGTTTGAGATTATCCCTTATCGGAATCTGCTGATGATGCAACGGGATAAATTACGCGCAGTATATGGTGGTCAGAAGGTGAATAGAATCAGTGGTAAGGAATTGGCTAATCGTAGGAAAAAGAAATAGATATGTCAAAATTATATTTTAAGATAGGTAGTGACTGGGAAGAAGTTGTAAGACTTCGTAATGAAATTGCAAAATTAAAGCAGGAGTTAATGAGCATGGATGGCACGCAGTCTCCTGCTGCTTTCAAGGCTTTGAATGCCCAACTTGCTGCATCCAACCAAAGATTGGATGAGTTGGTGACTAATGCAGCCAAAGCTGGAGCGGAGATGGAAACGGGATTCAAAAGGAAAATCTTCGATGCTTCCCAGGCCGTGAATGGATTCACAGAGAAGATTCTTGCTCAAAAAGCGGTAGTTAAGGATATTGAAGCGGATGTAAAACGACTTGGGGATGCTTATCGTATAGCATTGAAAAGGAATCCGTTATCAGCAAATAGCAAGTTAGAAGAATACAATGCTGCCCGCAAAGCTCTTGATGAAGAAAAGGCAGCTTTATTTGGATTAACCCAGCAACAGGCAGAAGCACGTCTGTCAGTAAAAAAACTACGTGATGAATACGCCCTTTACAAGGATGACGCAAAAGAGGTTGTAGAAACTAATAATGGTATTGCTATTTCTTGGAAGAAAGCCTTGGCGGTTATTGGTGGTACTGGAGTACTGAAAGCATTAGGTGCTGAAATGATTCGTGTACGTGGCGAGTTCCAGGCTGCTGACACTGCTATTGAAACTTTATTGGGAAACAAAGAGAAAGCCAATGCCCTCATGTCACAAGTTCGTGAGTTCGCTAAAATTTCTCCGCTTGAATTTTCTGATGTAACAGCAGCCACGCAGATGATGCTTGGTTTCAACATTGAAGCTGAGAAAGTTCCCCGTTATCTACAAGCCATTAGTGATATTTCTATGGGGGAATCCAGTAAGTTCAATTCGCTAACTTTGGCATTTTCACAGATGTCAGCAGCGGGTAAACTTATGGGGCAGGATTTGAATCAAATGATAAACGCTGGATTCAACCCGTTACAGATTATCTCCGAAAAGACCGGAAAATCTATCGCAACTTTGAAAGATGAAATGTCCAAAGGTGCTGTTTCCGCTGAAATGGTTCAACAGGCATTCATTGATGCAACTTCCGCAGGTGGTAAGTTCTATAATATGTCTGAGAATGCCTCAAAGACTATCAATGGTCAGTTGTCTATGATGCAGGATGCTTTGGATTCCGTGTTTAACGAATTGGGAACAAAGTCGGAAAGTGTTATCATGGACGGTATTCAAATGACAACTTCGTTGATTCAGAATTATGAAACAGTAGGTAGAATCTTGGCTGGATTAGTGGTTACTTATGGTACATACCGGACCGCAGTGATGCTTGTTACTGCTGCCGAAAGTAAACATACTCTTGTGGAGATTGGACTTACCAATGCCCGTTTATTGGCACGAAAAGCGCAGTTAGCTTTAAACGCTGCAATGCTTACCAATCCTTATGTGTTATTGGCAACGGCGGTTGTAGGTCTCGGAGCTACCATGTGGGCATTATCCGATAGCACGACATCTGCTGAACGTGCTTTGGACTCGTACAACAAGAAAATAGAAAAACTCAACACGGACGAAGAAGATCGGAAACGTACTTTGGAAGGTCTTGTTAGCACCATTAATAGCGAGGTGGAAGCCGAGACCACTAAACTTAAAGCCTTAAAAGACATTGAGAAACTATATCCTGTACTTTTTAAGAAGTATGTCGATGAGAAAGGTCATATACATGACTTGACTGGGTTTTGGAAGGCATATAATGAAGAGGTTTCAAAATCCAGAACACAGTCAAAACAGGCTATAGTCGAATCTTTGGAACAACAGATAAAAAGTGCGGAATGGGCTTATAATTTAGCTAAGAAGGAGAACAACCGTTCCGAAATGAAGGTTCAGGCACAGCGTATCGAAGACCTGAAAAATGAATTGGCAAACGCAAGAAAGGATGTCTTGTCGGAAATCAATGCCCAATTGGAAGTTGAGAACAGACAGGAAACAAAAGAAACTACATATCAGGAGGATTTGGCAAATGCTAAAGCCGAATGGGAAAAAGCGAAAAAAGGGTATGAGACCTTAATCAAAGATCAGACGGCTACATCGAAACAGGTGAAAGAAGCCAAAGATAAGATGGAGGCATCCGAAAAGACATACAAGGAGCTGGGCGGAGTAACCGGAAGCGAATTAACCAGACAGGAAAATCTAGCAAAAAAGCAAAAAAAAGAACAAAAAAAGACAGCCGAAGAACTCTTGTCTCTCCGCCGTCAGAACCAACAGGATGAAATCAACCTGATGAGAGAAGGCACGGAAAAGAAGTTGAAACAGATTGACCTTGATTATCAGAAACAGATTGATGCGATAAGAAAACAGGAGGAAGAATGGAGCAAAGCCGGTAACGGTAAGCTGACCGACAAGCAGGCACAGAAAATTTCAGAAGCTTATACCAATGCCGAAAGTATGAGAGATAAAGATATTTCCGATGTAACTGAAGGACAGCTGAAAGCCGAACAACAGGCTTTGAACGACTACTTGAAAGAATATGGCACGTTCCAGCAGCAGAAATTGGCTATCGCCCAAGAGTATGCGGAAAAAATAAGGAAAGCACAGGAAGAAAACGGTGTTAATAGTGCACAAGTAAAGTTACTGGAGAAACAACGTGATGTTGCCATACAGAACAAGGAAACAGAAGCCATAAAAGCCAATATAGATTGGGTTACTGTGTTCGGTGAGTTTGGTTCCATGTTTTCCGACATGATAAAGCCCGCCTTGGACGAAGCGAAAAAATATGTACGGACTGACAAGTTCAAGAACTCCGATCAGGCAAGCCAGAAATCATTGATTGACGCCATCAGCCAGATGGAAAAGTCTTTGGGTGGTACAAGTGGAGTCAACTTCAAGAAACTTGGAGAGGATGTAAAAGCCTATCAAATAGCAGAACAGAATCGTATCAGTGCCATAGGGATTGAAACAGCTGCTTTGGAAAGACTAAAGAAATCACAGGATGATTACACCAAAGCGCAGAAGGGCGGAACGGAAAGTGAGAAACAAGCCGCAGCAAACGCTCTTGAAACAGCACGGCAGAATGCTGACATTGCATCCGCCAATGTGAAGACACAGACTGATATCGCCAATCAGGCCCAGCGTAATGTGACTGATACCGCCACCAGACTGAAAGCAAGCATGGAAAATTTGTTGGGAGGCTTGCAGCAGATTTCATCCGGTGGATTGTATAACGCATATAGCGGAATTATCAAAACCGTGAACGGATTCAAGGATGTCATAGGAAAAACGTCAGAATCTCTTAAGGAGGTCCCCATCGTCGGATGGATTCTGTCCATCATTGACGTACTCAAAGACGGATTAAGTGATCTTGTCGGTGGTCTGCTTGATGCTGTTCTGAACGCTGTCAGTGGAATTATCGGTGATGTCTTGTCAGGGGATTTGTTTGTCACAATCGGCAAGTCATTGAGGAACGGCATAGGAAACATCCTGAACGCAATCTCATTCGGAGGCTTCAACTCCTTGTTTGGAATAGGTGGAAACGCCAAGGAAGTACAGGAAACGATAGACAGGCTGACGGACAGGAATGAAACTTTGCAAACGGCCATCGAGGATCTGACTGACGAGATGAAGGCAAGCAAGGGAATGAAATCGGTTGAATCTTACAGGGAAGCTGTAAAGTATCAGGAGGAAGTCAATAAAAACTATCTGCAAATAGCAAAGGAGCAAGCCGGATATCATAAGAGCCACGGCAGCTGGCAGCATTATCTGAAATGGACGGATGAAATGCTGGAACACGCAAGAAAAGCTACCGGCATGCAGGATTTCTCCGGCACCGATTCCTTGTGGAATCTGACCCCCGAACAGATGAAAGCTCTACGGTCGGACGTATGGTTATGGGATATCATGGAATCTTCCGGTAAGGGAGGTTACGGTGAGCGTGTTACCGACAAGCTGGATGATTATATAGAGCAGGCAGGAAAACTAGAAGAACTGACCGACAGTCTTTATGAGGGCCTGATCGGAATGTCATTCGATTCCATGTATGACAGTTTTATAAGCAGTCTGATGGATATGGAGAAGAGTGCGGAGGATTTTGCTGATGACATATCCAAATATTTCATGCAGGCGATGCTGTCAAATGCCATCGGTGAACAGTTTAGTGACAAACTGAGGACATGGTATGATAAATTCGGTGAAGCCATGAAGGATGATGGTACGCTTGACAATAATGAGCGTAAGGAGCTGATGGATGAATACATGGGTTATGTGGACGAAGCCATGAAGCTCCGTGACGAGCTTGCCGCAGCAACCGGATATGATAAGATTTCGCAAGAATCCTATTCTCAATCTTCTTCATCAAGAGGGTTCGGCACTGAAATGACGCATGAAGATGCAGGAGAGTTGAACGGTAGGTTTACAGCATTGCAGATTACAGGAGAAGAGATAAAGAATCAAAATATCATTCAATCTCAATCACTTAATCTACTGACAGTAAAAGCAGATGCTCTACTTTCCATAAATACGGAAACAAGAAATATTGCTGATGATACGCGGGATTTGATAGCGCAATCCTATCTTGAATTGGTACAGATTTCAGAAAATACAGGGGCAATCGTCAAACCTATTCAACAGATGCAAAGAGATATAGCAGAGGTTAAAAAGAATACAGCAAAATTATAGTTTATGAATGAATTATTAATTAATGGCGAAAACGCTTATACAACATGGGGCGTGAGAATGGGAGAGGGGTTTCTTGATGTTATTGGGGCATCCGCTCCCATGAAGGATTTTATTGAGAACAAAAGCCGACTTGAACATGGGAAACGGGTAATAATCAATAATCCTAAAGTCGATGAGAGGGAAATAACTCTTTCGTTCACTATCGAGGGTAATTCTCAGTCTGACTATCAAGCAAAGAAGAAAGCTTTCTTTGATGAGCTGTATAAAGGTGTGGTTGATATTCAAGTTCCGGCTAACAGTAATGAGATTTATCATCTGATTTATCTTGGGAAAAGCGTTGCTTACGCACAGAGTTTAAACCGAACTTTCGGAAAAATTTCAGCCAAGTTTAACGAGCCAAATCCGGCAAACAGAAGCTAATTCACGACATTGGTTTTATTGTCGTGTATGTGAGTGCTCAAAATTGGGCACTCTTTTTTTTATCCCCGAACTTTGAAGACATGGAACAAATCGACATCAAAGACATATCCGGTGCTATCCAGCTTACAACTTTGATCAATGAAGGCTGCAAGCGTAAGTTCACTCTGATGAAGGAGGACTACATCATGTTAAAGTTCTCCTTAGAGAATCCCATATATTTCAAACTTGGCTCATACGTGGAATGTAACTTCGGATTGTTCGAGGTGTGCGACTTGCAGAAGCCCGCATTCAACACCAATACCGCCGGCTACGACTATGAGCTTCAGCTTGACGCTTACTACTGGAAATGGAAAAACAAAATCTTCAAATATACCCCGGAGACGACCGGACAGGAGGCGTCCTGGAACCTGACCGCTCCGCTTGACGTACAAGTCGGTATAGTCCTTAGAAATCTGAAAGCTCTTGGTTACACATACAAAGGACAGGATTTTGTTTTCTCCATTGATTCCACAGTCGAAAACAAGTCCCAGTTGATGAGTTACGACAACATCAACATCCTTGACGCTTGTTTTGAGATGGCGAAGAAATGGGATTGCGAATGTTGGGTGACTGAAAACATCATCCATTTCGGGCGTTGTGAGTCCGGTGACGCGGTGGATTTCGAGATCGGGAAAAACGTGCAGGAAATGTCACAGTCAGAATCCCAGTCCACCTATGCCACCCGTATCTACGCTTTTGGTTCCACCCGTAACATACCGGCAGACTACCGCCCCATTGACGAGACCGTGGTTGTGAACGGCGTGGTGCAGCGCAGGCTGATGCTTCCCGAAGGCACTCCTTACATTGACGCTTATCCTGATATGACTACCGAGGAAGCCGTCGAGCAGGTGGTTATCTTCGATGAAGTCTATCCTCGAAGAACAGGCATCATGTCGGATGTCACCACTATCGAAGTGACGGACAAGGTGGAGAATGAGGACGGCACAACCACCGAGGAAAAATGGAATGCCTACCGCTTTAGGGACACGGGTGTTAACTTTTCCGAGAAATATATCCTCCCCGGTCAGGAGCTGAGGATACGTTTCGCATCCGGGCTTCTCAACGGTTTGGAGTTTGCCGTGAAGTTCAATCCTGAGGGAAAGCCGGAGAAATTGGAGGATGGCGGATGGAACCCTGAGGCACAGCTTTGGGAGATAGTCAGGAATGAGGACTATGGCAGACCGCTTCCCGGTGATGTGCTCTTTCCCCAGGATGGAGATGAATATGTGCTTTCCGGCTGGGACAGTACGAAAATAACCGAGCTGGGGCTTGTGGGTGCCGCCGAGCAGGAGTTGAAGGAAAAGACTGAAAAGTACGCTGCCAAATCCAAGATAGACCCGAGTACCTATGGCTGCACGATGATGTCAAATGACGCATACCGTGAGGATGGCGTTCATAATTTCTATAGCATCGGTCAAAAGGTCAACCTTATCAACAAGGCTTATTTCGAGAACGGAAGACAGTCAAGGGTTATCGGATTTGAATTCAATCTTGATTATTCCTTTGACTCACCTGTTTATACTGTCGGGGAAACCGCCGCCTATTCCCGTATCGGGGAGCTGGAGGAAAAGGTTGAGAGCCTTACCCTGAAGGGACAGACCTATACGGGCGGTGGTGGCAGCGGTGTGTATGTGATCGGAAGCCACGACTCCACCCCAGCAACAGACCATAACGTGTATTCCGCATTGCGCTCGCTGATCATGTTCATGCGCAAGGATACGGAGGAACGCACCGGTTTCCTATTATCCCTGTTGGGCGGAACCGTCATCAAGAAATACGCCAAGTTCGGTGATTTCGTTACCGGCGTTTCTGGAGGTTACATCGGTGAGGACGCCCGTGCCGAGCTGGAGGCTTTGGTCCTGCGCAGCTCTCTGAGTGTACCAGAACTTCGTTTCAACCGTCAGACCTATTTTGAAGGATATAATACTATAAGTCCCGGCGGAGGGCTGAAGATAAAAAGCTTTGTCGCCAATAGTGACGGCAGCTATACTGTCATCCCTGATCTGGAGGATGGTGTACCGCTGGGACAGAAGCCGGACGATATCCTCCTAGGTTTCTGGCATGACAAAAGCGTCACTACCGGTGACTTTATTGGTTTCCGGAAAATACAGTACCGTATCACTTCCGCAGATTACGACGAGAAGACATTCGTGATGGTTCCGCGTCCCGGATATGAGTTCGTTCCCCATAACGAGATGCGTCTCGGACAGACGGGGAACTTCACCGACAAGGAGCGTCAGACTTATATCATCATAGACGTGCGTGACGGTAACTGCTGCATCACCCTTGTTGACAATGCCAACACCTGGGACCCGGAGCCGGCACAGATGAAGAGCTGGTTCGGCAAGAAGAAGGGTATGACCATCAACGGGATCAACTGCGACAGGTTCTCGGCAGTATTGCAGGATATCATCATGACGGGATTGATTTTTCAAATTGATGAAATTACCGGTAGCACAGTCCGCGTTCCTATCGACTTCCCTAGCTGGGAGCCGGGCAGGAAGTATGCGTATTATTCCCGTGTGCCCCATAACGGTTCCACATGGTTGTGCGTCAATGACAAGGGCACTACTTCCGAGCCATCCGAAAACAATCCGGACTGGCTTGTATCAGCCGCCAAAGGTGACAAGGGTGATCCGGGACTGTCTGTAATAGGTGGCGGTCATTGGGAATCCTCTAAGACCCCATACGAGGTCAATACCATGGTCACTTTGGCGGGCTGTGTTTTTATCTCCAAGGTGAAAACATCCAATCCTCCGATTAAAATTGCAAGGTTCAGGAACGGCAATTATCGAAAGAAAAAGGATGGCGGTTATATCCTTGCCGGGAAATCAGCCGACTGGACCGTGCATGAAGACTGGGAGATGCTGCTGGACGGTCGTGAACTTAAAGGTGAGAGTATCACCTTCTTGGGTGAGTTCGCATCCCATCCGTCCAATCCCAAGGAGGGTGACAGCTACCGAAATACGGCTGACCATTGTACTTACATATACCGGAATGGTTTGTGGATGGTCATGGTCAAAGACGGGACTGACGGTAAGGACGGCAAAGGTTACGAGTGGATCTACACCCGTACCAACATCATCGGTCTTACCCCTGACAAGCCGGATTCGAAGCAGCAGGATGATTATATACCGGAAGGCTGGACAGATGATTTTCTTGGCGTGGATGCAGACCATCAGGTGGAATGGGCGTGCAAACGTGTGAAGCGTGATGGAGTATGGAGTGAATGGAGCACTCCGGCCCCTGTGCACCGTTGGAGTAAGGACGGGGAGTCGAATATCATGGCCGACCTTGACAATGAGATGGTGAGCGTCGCTCTTACCAGTACCGGTGTTACTACTTCCGCACAGTCATGGACTACCCATGTATCCATGTGGTACGGTACCGAGAAACTCACCCTTGAGACTTTAACAGTCAGCACGCCTGCCGGTTTCACGGCAAGCACAAGCAAGGCCACCGGAGCGGTGGCGATATCCGTCGCTGCCGGAAAGTCGGTTCCGGAACAGAATACGGTCACCATCACACTGGCTGCAATGAAGAACGGGCAGCTCTATACCCGTGAACTGACTTTCAAGATAACCGGTGTCCGTGGCGGGGCGGACGGTTCCGATGCGGTAATTTATAGCCTTGTCACTTCGGCCACGATGGTCAGCAAGAACAAGAACGGCGGTTACAGTGTAGCTTCGGTATCCTGCCGGCGTATGAAGACAGTCGGTGCGGTCACTACGGCCACAACGGACGGGGAGTTGAAGTACAGTCGTGACGGTGCGGCCGAGGTTCCCATCGGTGATGGTGTCGGGGTGGCTTCCGGTAATTTTACCAGTAGCTTGAAGTTCGTGTTCTACGTGAACGGTCAGGCGGTTGATGTCGAGACTGTTCCGATGGTTGTGGACGGCAGTGACGGAAAGGATGGTGAGAGCATCACAGCAGCCGGTCATTGGGAATCCGCCAATACTCCGTATGCCAAGAACAGTACAGTATCGTTTGCCGGAGGATCTTACTTAAGCAAGGTTGAAACCTCCAACCCTCCGATTAAAATCGCCAAGTTCAGAAACGGCAGACTCCGCAGGAAAAGAGACGGCGGATACATCCTCGCCGGCAGATCTGCGAACCGGACGGTACATGCGGACTGGCAGGAGATGGTTGCTCCCGTCGGACCGTCGGCATCCTACTGGCTGGACAGTCCTGTCAGCGTGATCAACTTCACTTCAACAGGCACGCCATCCCCGTCTGGATTCCTTGTCACTTGCAAACAGAATGTGGCAGGCAATGTAAGCACGTGCAGCACGCTTTATCTGGCTGCACGCAAATACAACGGAAGCTGGCTGGCTCATGTAGGTGCGACACTGAACAGCCAGATATCCGTACCTGCGACAGCCGGATACACCCAGTTTGCCGTCCGGGCTTATAAATCAGCTTCCGATGCTGCTGCTTGGAATGACAATTATGTGGCCGAAAAGGGTGTGGGTGTTGCAAATGATGGTGCCATAGGAGCAACAGGAGCTACGGGTGCGTTCCCTTATGACAGAGGAGTATGGGCGTCCGGACAGACATACGTATGGAATGCAAAACAGCGTGACAAGATCATTCACAAAATAGGTGAAGTTTATTACAATTTTCTTGTGCGCAACTATGGAAGTTCTGTATCAGCGGCTCCTACATCCGCTAACGGAGATCCCAACTGGGAAGCCATGCAGAAATACAAAAGTCTGGTAACCGACATATTCCTTGCTGATAAGGCGAACATAGCCGGTTTTATGTTCAAGTTGAACGGATACACATCGGACGGGGCACCTTACGGTATCATGCAGTCACAGGACAGCACTAACGGCCAGCCTAATCTGAGGATGGACACAAAGACCGGAGAGATTCTTTGTCAGAAAGCGAATATCACCGGAACTATCATAGCGACAAAGGGGACAATTGGTGGATTCAATATCGGTAATAATTTTATCGGCAGCACTAATATGTCGGCTGTGAATGTTGATAATTTGTTGCTGCAATACGACAAATTTGAAATGAAATATGAACGGTTTCAGTCAATAGACGGACATTTATATCAAGGCATTTTGGATACAGTAATTAGAAGTGGAAGTATAACTGTATCATCAACCGGGGATGTTTCAACAGCGGATGATACTCTGTATGTAAGATGTGGGAATTATATTTTTTCCGTTGGGCGAAACGGAATTCGCAAGTCAACGAATGGAGGAAGTACCTGGGTGGATTTATAACATTTAAAATATTAAAGTATGAGAATAAATTTTGCACAATTTCCTATTTACGACGGAATTAAGAAAGAAAAACTGATAGCCAACAACATCACTGAGGCCTACGGTGACTGGATATACAAGAACGTAGCGGGTTTGAAGGCGCATCTCCTTGCCGAGAAGATATTCAAATCTACTGCTGAAGGTGTAGAAATTGACGAAGAGGAGGTGGATATCATAAGACGCTCCACCTCCATGCTGCCCGGTTTGCTGGCTGATTCTTTGAATGATTATTTAGATAAAAAGGAGGAACAACATGAAAAAGGTATATTGTAACAACCTTCTAGCAAAGTTACTGCTTGCGTTCAGTTCTTGCCATACGATAACAATCGGTCCGTTTGTTTTAAGCAAGCGACCGGAAGAGAAAATCACTCAGAAAGTGAGAAACCATGAGTGTACCCACGCCCGTCAATGGGTTGAGATGGCAGTTGCCACCGGTACAGTTATTTGGATCTTACTGTTGTGTTTTGACCTTTCCGCCTGGTGGCTGGTACTGGCCGGGCTGGCATTCTATCTCTGGTATGGTGTGGAGTGGCTGGTCATGGCGGTACGGTTGAAGGATGCCGGCAGGGCGTATAAGGTGGTATCGTTTGAGAGGGAGGCATATTCCAACGAGGATGATCCGAATTATATTGAGAACAGTAATTATTTTGCATGGGTGAAGTATTTGTTTTAATTTTAAAATTTGCATTATGGATTTGAATAATATAGTTGGCTTTAAAGCTGTGGATAAAAACGGCAACGAACGACAGGTGACCGTCGATGAGATGACAGAATTAGTTTCCGCACGGATTGTTTCCGCTGCATCAGAAATATCAACATTTGCTGCCGCTGCGGCAGCCGGAACAGATGAGTTTGAGGACCAGTTGCCCCAATCCGATACCTTCTCTTGGCTCCGTACTTTGGATGGTTCCAAGAATCCTACTTTGACGTCTTCAACGGCTGCCGCGAAAGTCCTGGGAGGACTGATAGGGATAAATGATTCGTGGTTTAGGAGTAGAATTCCTACATTTAAAGGAGATGTTGAAACGTTAGTAGTATCAGGAATATATGGAATAACACCTGAGTCTATTAACAATCCTATAAATGGCTATGGAATTTTATCCGTATTTTCGGTTGGAAACGAATCACGGGTTATGTACTTACTAATATCAGTAAATGGAGCGACATTTATTAGGGTGAAGTATGATAAGAGTGATAGTAAGTGGAAAAAATTAAGTTTGGCTTCCTAGACTAAATTTGCTCTAGAAGTAATTGGCGAACCGTATCTTTGACATGGATTAAAACGGGTGGTCCGGTACAAGCCGGTGCCACCCGTTTTTTTATGTCAAAAATCAAGATTAATAGCATCACTTGGAATTGATTCCACTGTTTCTAAAGAGGAACTGTATAGTTGGGTCATCGGGGCAAATAAGATATTAGCATATTGAGCCATTTCAACAAATAATGATATTGAGTTTGTTTCCTGTATGTAGGAAATCGATGATATATATCCTTTTACTCCATTAATGAGCTTACAAAAAACTTTGGTTTCGTTCCATATCATCACAGAAACAGCTATTGTAGAAACAGAACCACTAGTGCTACCTACATATAGAAAACCATTAACCCATTCACCGGGTGAACTTATATTACATTTTAAACGACAATGCAAATTATTGATTTTAGCAATATTTCTGCACACTTGATTTTTGGGCATTAGTCCATCTTTTGTCGGTGTTGTAACACCAATCAGTCCTCCCAG